CGTCAGACGGGTCGGCGGACCCACAATTTGCAGAGTTAAGAAATCCGGGGGTACCGGTTGAGCCGCAACTCGTGTAATGGGGTTCGGCAGATCCACCGGACGGAACGGGGCTAGGACCGGCGCTACCTGTCCAAGAGTATTGTTCCGGCCTACATCCTGTTGCGCGGCGACGCGTACAACCGGTGGAGTGATATCCACAGGGCGGAACGGCGGCAGCGGGGCGGCGACTTGTCCAAGAGTATTGTTACGTCCAGCGTCTTGCTGCGCGGCAAGGCGAGTAACGGGGTTAGGCCAATCCGTCAGCTTTGTCGGTGGTCCGACAATTTGAACCATCAAGAAGTCTGGCGGTATCGGTTGAGCCGCTAGACGAGTGACAGGGTTTGGTAGATCAACCGGCCTAAACGGTGGCGGGGCGACTTGCCTGATAGTGTTATTTGTACCCGCATCCCGCTGCGGGTAAACACGCGTAGTCGGGTTCGGTTGATCCGGAACCTTAAACGGTGCGGCGACAGGAGCTACCTGTCCAATAGTATTGTTTCGGCCTACGTCCTGTTGTGTCGGTAAGCGCGTAATCGGGTTCGGTTGATCTGGAACCTTAAACGGCGCAGTAACGACCGCCGCCACCTGACGGATCGTATTGTTGAACCCAACGTCATGTTGAATGGCGGGGCGCGTGACCGGATTCGGTAGATTGACCGGCTTAAACGGCGCGGTACCTGCAATGATTCCGAGAGTTAATACCGAGCCTACAAACGTATGTATCCAACCGGGATACTTGGCGGGGTTCGGATTCGGCCAATCCGTTTTTCGAGATGGCTCGCCAACGACTCGTACACGCAAAAAGTCTGGTTGAACGGGCTGTGCGGCCCGCCGAACAATAGGGTTAGGAAGATCAGGTGGGCTAAATGGTCCTGCGCCTAACGGCAACGAAGCGGTGGTGACAGTAGAGAACGGCGGCGAACTAAATACGCTTCCGTCGAATACTGATCCAACGCTAAGTGTTACCCCCGCTGACGGTATAAACGCCATTAGTCATCGTCGCTCGCAATCACGCGGTACTGATTGCCGTTATCTGTTGCGAGAAGGTATGGCGTTGTATACGTCGAGCCAGTCGCGCCAACAATATCGTTCCAAGTCGTGCCACCATCTGTGGATAATTGCCACTGATAGGCAATCGCACCTACGCCCGGAGTTGCCGCAGCGGTAAATGTCGCTTGTTGGTTGATACGAACACCGTTGCTCTGCGGGGCAGTATTGATCGCAATCGGCGTAGTCGCGCCGGGGAGATACGCGGTTGCCAATGTGATGTAGGTGATCGTCACGCCGCCAGACGGAATTGTTGAACTCCAACGGTATTGGTCGCCCGATCCGGGGCCGGGAAACGTCGCCACGACAAATGCTAGGTCTGTTCCGGGTGTAGTCCATGTGCTGCGAGAATCACGCGCCGTACCGTAGTTGCCCGTGCCGCCACCTACTTTAGGCTGCGGAGTAACCAACGTATCCGTCGGTGGCAAACCTGTACCCGTATCAATTGCGGTGACGGTCATAAAGCCAAACACAAGCAGATCGCTGCCGCTTGTCACCGTCGCTTGAGTCGTACCCCACGCAGTATTCGGCACGTTAGGAACTGTGATGGCCGATTGATTAGACGTTGGCGTACCGTCAACAGGCGAGGCGTTCTTGATGCCGCTTGCTAGTACGACCGTTGCATGGCCGTTGAACTGCGTCGTTGGGTACGTCGTTGTGTCGTAGATGTACGCAAGATCAAACGTAGCAGCATTGGGAATAACAGCGTCAAGATCCGATTGCGTATAGAACGTGCCATTGGGAGCAACTGCGGCTCCATTGAGAGGAATAGACCACGTTGCCATGTAGCAATCGTTGTAGATGATCTCTTTATCTGGCGCTCCCGCACCGCTCAAAATAACTGAAGATGCAGTAACCAAAAAATACAATGCGCTGACAGGAGCCGTGGTCAGGTTCACGCTTGTGTTCGTGCTGAAGTCAACGCCACGGATCATCAACGTGACAAGCAAAACGTCACAGATAGCAGGAGTAATTGTAATAACACCCGTAGTCGTGTCATTAGCCTCACCCGCCGTCCGTTGGAAGTCATTGGACGTTGTTTGCTTGATGGTTGCCATTAGCGTTGCGACTCTATATAGACATTGGGAATCCCAATTCCAGTAGTCGTAACGGTGGTGTTTGCCGTACCGTTACTCATCGTGATCTGCGGCCCCATAAATGCGGTATTAGTCGGTAGTGTTGCCGTGGTGCTAGTGTCAGTCAAAGTCGTACCGGCGTTGATATCATCCAGACGGTAGTACAACGTAGTCGAGTTCGGCGGCGCGTACATATAGAAGTCAAACGCCTGACCCGCTGCTAATGCCGTGGTTAACGTGATGTTGGTTGTGGTCGCGGTCGTGCCATTACGAGTTACAAACTTCAGCACGGTCGCAGCGTCTGTCGTGATGTGCGACAGGCCACACAAGTTACCGGCATAAGTATCCGATGTAACCACAGCGGTTGACTGATCGCTCAAGCCAACAAACAAACGAACCGTAGCAGCGGGCCATAGTTCTATGATGAATCTTGAATAGAAAAAGAACCCGCCCAAACCGGCAGCGTTACCCAACCAAAATGATGGTACGCCGGTCGCCATTGCCGTAATACCAATAACTTGATTGGTCGTAGTTGCAGCATTGACAAAACGGGTGCGATACATCTGATTGACAACAGCGGGAGCCGTTGTCGCGGGGGTTGGGTGATTGATCTGTCCTACCGCTTGCGCTGTTACCCAAGACGTTCCCAAGTTAAGACCGATAGTCGTGCCGTTGTTCGGCATATACATGACAACGTGACGCCCAAACAGCGAAGGCTGCATGGACGTAATCAAGCCGTTGGCGTCTAATTGTGAGAAGAGTGTACGGTTTGCAACTAGGCGGTTGTAACCGACAATGTTTCCCGCTGAAGGCGTCGTAAGGGTACCTGTACCCGTAGAAGCTAGCGTCATCCCGGCATTGTCAATCGTATGATCAGCGTTCCAAGCGGTGACGCTGATCTGAGATCCGGGAGTGTCAGTACCTGTGGCGGGGGTTGAATGTTTTAATGTCATGCCGCCACTCCAAAGAAAGAATCAGGGGCCGAGTGTTACCCCGGCCCCATACAAACATCAGACAACTTCGTACAGGAAGTGGCCCGACGTGACCGGCGCAGTTGCCGCCGTAATTGCAGATACAGACAACTCAGCCAAAGGCTGCGTGACGGTCGCAATCGTAATCGCCTGATCAGGCGACGCCACCCAACGAACGATGCCGCCGTACGCGTTGAACGACAAGTGGAGCAGGTGCAACGCTGACGAACGCTGTGGCTGCGTCGATGCCGTAGCAAACGAGTTCGGAACGTTAGTGGACACCGGAGCCGACGCCGTAGCATCCGTCAGAGCCTGACGAACACCGCTAGTGTTGAGGGTAGGCGTAACAGCGATAGTCGAGTGACGTGCAACCACAATCGCCGCCGGAGCGGACGCACCGGATTCACCACCGATATAGACTTCAGATACTTTGATCATAGCCGACGCCGGAGCAATGCTTGCGTTGTTTCCAATCGCGCAATACGTCAAGGTCGTGAATGCAGTCGTGTCAGCGTTAGCGGACATCGTGAGCGACTGCCAGTTGGTAGAATACTTAGCCATTGCGATACTCCTTAAAAGGGAAGAATAATTGATCTGCCGTGTTCAGCGGCGTTCATAGCCTCATCAACGACTTGCTTAAACGTTTTGCACGGCAAGCCGTGTTTCTTTTTTTCGCCGCATCCGTCACAGATATAACTGTCGCAAGCACGGCAGTATTCGCGTTCACGAGTACGTTGCGGGTTCATAACTACAACATACTGACAATGCGAACAAGTATAAGTCGGGGTTTCAAATAGCCCTTTACTCGCGCCTACCGGTAGCCCAGAAGCGCGTAGCATCTCCTCGGGTGTTGGCATATGCCCTGCCCGATTGTCGATCATCAAGTAGCCTTCTTTCGACCGCTTGCTGTTAGCCATAGACCCCTCTATGCGATTTGAACGATTGCAGCGCCCGAGCCAGCGACCGGGAACTGTACTGTGAAGGTACCGGACGAAACCGTTTTGGTACCGCCAAAATTCAATACAGCGACAGAATGACCTGTCGTTGCGTTGTAGATCAACGCACCATCTGCGCTGAACGAAGCGCCAGTCCAAACGGCATTGGCGAAGTTGATGAACGCTGTCGTAGTCGGCGTACCGCTAGAGGATGGCACCTGACTGATGGTTAACGTCTGACCAGTTTGCGTGTAGCCCCCAGCCGTTAACAACTCTCCTGCTGAGGTATATACCGTCGTGGTCGCATCTAGCGACGCGCCATTGGCAATGGAGTAGAGGGCGATCTTGTACGTGTAAGGCGTACCCGCTGCGAAGTTCACGACTCCGCTGAGGCAGTCCACCTTGAATGAGGTGGTCATACATTGGGTAATACCGCTCATTGTACTGGCACCCTAACTTGTCCGTCTCGGTAAGCATCGCGACGATTCTTGCCATCGCCAAGTTGTTTAAGCAGACCCATGCCTTCCTGATATTTCTGCTCGTAGTTCTGGATGATATCCGCTTCACCCTTCATGAACAGGTAGGCTTCACGCAGCGCACCATAGAGAAGGACTTCAGCAAAGTTGTTACCCAACCACGACGTACCCGCTGTCACGATGGATTCTGGGTAGTAGTAATAGTGCAACTCTACTGCATAAGACGCATCGGGCGTAGGTCCTAAAATCAAAGTATTTACATCGAATTGAGCATAGTACGCGGGCGTGCCGGACGCAGAAGGTACAGGAAAAGATTCACGGATAAAGTTCACGTCTTTGTCGAGCAAGAACGTTTGGGCTTGAGTCGTCGGGTCGATCACTGTCAACGAGAACGTCGCCAACCAGTCCGTAGGTAGCGTGAGGTATTTATTGCCCACGGTCATGATGCCGGTTTGATTCTTCCGAATCGCCGGGATCTGAACTGAGTTGTAGACCCGCTCTTCCGCAAGTTGCACGAAGTTCGGGATGTTACTCACGAACGTCGGTTCCGTATTCTGGGTGTAGTCCTGAATCGTTTGCTTCAGAGCAGTGTAGGACAGGTTCACGGTTTAGCCCTTCGTCTTGACCGGATCACGATCTTCAGCATCCGAATAGAACTTGCGACCGCGCTCGGCAGCGCCGTATCCCCGCATATCAATGCGGTTCTTCGGCTTGCCATACGGGTCGATAAACCGGCCCTTGGACTTGGTACCCGTCAGGTTCATCTCGTCCTGCGGATAGCCCTGCATGGTCGGGTTATCGTTCGACTGCGGCTGCTTGTACTTACCGATGGGATCTTCATCCCACCCGTACCAAGAAAACTTGTCGTTCTTGTTGTGGTTAGCCACGGCCCTTACCCTTCTTCTGGTTCATCACACGGGACATGTTACGCCCGTACTTCTTACGATCCAACGAGGACGGACCACCGTTGGAATGCTTCTCTTCGCCGTGAGTCTTCTTAGTCATCTACATCTCCTACGAAATCGTAACAGTAACTTGACCGACACTGCCCACCCCAACCAACGCATTAGGCGTCTCAGGAAGGAATGCTGTGTTGTAACCAACGGGGTTCCAGCCCCACTGATAAATTCGGCTACCCACGATTGGCTCGTAGTAGCTTGTATCTGGGCGCGGGTCACGCACCGCCTGTGGGTCATTGACGGGATAAAGCCCCAGTTGCAACTGAGGCTGATCAGGCTCCCAACACGTCGAACACACTTTGATGTTGACGTTTTTGGTCTTGATGACGAGGTTCTTGAGTTCCGTCAGTTTGTAACGGAACCCACAGCGGTCACATTCCGCAATCGAATTTCGTGCTGACGCCCAACGACTAGTCATACATCACCGCAAAAACGTTTCACGTGGAACGAATCGAATCGCAGCCTTTTCGCGGTCTTCGTCCGCTGCTCGCTGCCATTCTTCTTCGTACACCAGTTTAAGTGCAGGGGACCGTGCATCGGCTCCGGGGAGTTTCATAGACAAATAATACGACAGACCGGCCACCAAAACAGGTAAGAACCTAAACGGGATGTCCTGACCATTGATGCCGTTCCCGGCGTCCTGCATCCGCTTCAGTCTGGTATATACGAAGGTATATACCGTGCTGTTGTCCGGGGCGGGCCAGACTGTGATCGTCGGGTTTACCGTCGATCCCGTGGCGCTCGTGGCTCCCGACAAACGGTTAATCCACACCTGAATAGGACGTCCTGTAGCGTTTTTATTTGGGATAGATAAATAGGTCGAGCTGGAGATTCGTGTAATGTTGATGTCGATCTGCGTAGTACCCGAACCGGTACGTACCACGTGATCTAACAGATCTACAGTGTCTACAGGAAGGGTGTACGTTGCGGTACCGGGAGACATCGTGATCGTACCCGTGTCTAACGTCCACAGGTTGATGCCCCGGTTGGCCCATTCAGCCAGCATCAGATTCAGACTACGCCTCGCCGTGCGTAGGTCATAGCCCGAGCGAAGCTCTGCTCCGCACCGCTCAAAAGCCTCTTCAACAATGTCGTTGAGGTTTAAGTTGAACGTATCTGTGCCGCTGAGATTGTAGGTCATTAGCAGTTCCACGCCCTAAGGGACTTATTGATCCGACTATTCGGGTCGTTTGCCGTCTTGCTACTCGTCAGTTTACGCTTCATGCCCTTCATACGGGCGCAGAACGAATTTCGACGAGGACCACCTTCCGGTTGCGGGGCCTTTAGATGCGCCCCGTGAGCCTTGTTGTAGGATGCTCGACCCTTGGCGTTCAGCCCCCCATTAGGGTTCTGACCTTCCTTGCGGGTCCAAGCAAGCCCACCCTTAGCCATCTTGCCACCTGAACAAGCCTTCACGGGGGCATGGGACGTCTTCCCCGACTGAGGGGAGGGGACCTTTCTAGGGTTGATCGCACCCATGCCCCGTGAAGCCTTCATCAGCAGAACCGTCCGCGAGTCTTGCCCTTCGATTCGATTCCGCCGCCACGAGCCATCTTGACCATCTTGCCATCGGTTTTACCCTTGCGCTCGACGCCACCGCCCTTCGCCATGCCGCAAGCCTTGCCGCCGCGCTTCATGCCCATAGCGCCCATAGCGCCCATAGCGCCTATGCCGCCGCCCATCGGAGCAGGGCCACCCGTCGGGGGTAACGCTTTAGGACGACGCGCTGCCTTTGGCTGCGCCATTTTCATCATTTTCGACATAGCACCACCACCTTTGAAGCCCATTTGTTTGTGTTCTTTAGACTCGTAATCTTTCATGGATTTAGGCGCACCCTTCAGCACTCGCTCTTCTTTCTTAGCGATAGCCTTGGTGTCCTTCTCCTTACCCGCAGCCTCACGACGTTCGTGAGCGGCAAGACCCTTCTCACCCTTCTTAGCGAAGTAGTTCGCTACGCGGTTTTCCATGCCACCCTTTTTCATACCGACCTTGCCGCCTTTCTTCATGTTGTCCATGAGAGAATCACCGGAATCTGAATCCGACTCCGACATCGGCGCAAACGTAGTTGCCGTACGCCCACCGGCTAAATTCGTAAGTTTTCTATTGGTCCCCAACTGAAGCCGACTAGATGTAGGAGCGTTGTTAAGGTCGTAAGTCGGATCACGCGATGGACCAATATTATTGGTCATGTCCCCGTGAATGCCGGGGCTTTTCATTGCACGGTTATCCGTGTTGACTTCATGAAACGTTTCATCACGACGGACTGCTTGCCTACCAGCAGCGGCATCTGAATCGCGTTGAGCATCAGTCTTCTTACGCGCCGCAGCTTCTTCAGCGGTTTCAGTCGTATAGGACTTACCCTTAAACATGAAAGTCTTCGGGTGCGACGAATCGTTTCTAGCAGCACGCCATGCTTTACCGAACTCAGATATTTTTCCGCCCTCCGCGAACTTTTTATTCTTCACGTGACCACCTTTTTTCATTCCTAAATTATTTAAGGGTTTTGGATAAGTCGTAGGATAAGGTACGTTTGCTTGTGACAAAGAGTTCGGCGGCGACGCGGACGCATTTTGCAACATACTCATAAATCCGGCGTTCGGGTTAGCGTAAGGAGTATTTACGCTAACCTTATTCTGTAACGCCGCGAGTTGATTTGGCGGTAAAGATTGCGCTGACACAGGAGTAGAAGCCGATCCACGAGCGCCGAGTCCAATAGGCGTTCCACCCATTGCAAACTTCTTGCGTTTCATTTTGTCTGCCTCATGAAAATGTTTACCAACAGATTGTGGGATACCAACCTTCTTAGCAAAGCCGGGGTTGTGCGCCACCGCTTCCATGAGGTTGTGTTGCTTCTTACTTACGCTTGGCATGGTGCATCTTGCCAAGCGTCTTAGCGAGGTTCGCCTGTTTAGCAAGCTTCGGATTGCTGCTCTTCGCAGCCTTCGCCAACTTACTGGCGGGAATTTTCGTGCCAGCCGGAACCTTCAACGCCTTATGCAAAGCGCCGGGATTCTTGATGGCTTTCTGAATCCATTTTTCAGCCATGACTTAGCTCCAAGGAGGTCCCATGAGAACGACAGCAGTGGCTTGCGACGTGATGTTGTCAGCCAACGCTGCCTGAAGTTCCGGAGTAGACGGATCAGGGATCCACGTCAAAACGTGTTCCTGAGTCAGGTCCGGATACGGAGTGAAGTCAGCGGGATCGACCGGACCCACCGGACTCGTGCCGCCGCCTTGCGCGGAATAGGTGCCATCCGTCGCCAACACTTGCCAGTTAATCGAGGTGACTACATCGTCGTAGCCGTCCAACGATTTCGCGACAAGCATCGAATTCACGATGGTCGTATACGTAACGCTCATTCTGCCGCCTTCGCCGCTTCTTGAGCAGCTGCCTGAATTTTCTTGGACAAGACAACGGCCGCTTCCGCCGAACCCAGACCCGTAGCCTTAAGGCCAAGGTCGATGAAGTTCAAAAGTGCCGTTGCTTCTTCAGTCGAAAGTTCCAGAGTCATTTTCCCCTACCTCTTAGCCAATGATCCAAGCTGAACCAGTTGAAAATACCGGGACGTAGTTAGCGCCACCACCACTAGTAATTGTAGTACCAACAGACGCAGTTCCATATACAACCGCTGCGTCGCTAATAACCGCACGGAGACCCGCGTTACCTGCTGCCGGAGTCGGGAGCGTTGCGTAGGTCAGAGCCGTGGGGCGGTATCCGCCCGTCACCGGAAACGACATTCGGTTGACGTTGTTGGAACGGATGATTAACTGACTATTGGTTGTCGTACCGAAATACACATTACCACCGCTATCAAAGAACATTTGACAGCTATCAGTTCCATTGGTCCCGGCAAACGCATATTGCGTACCCGTGTTCGTGACGTTCGCTTGAACAGCAGCGGCTCCAGAGAAGCCGGTAACGGAAAGGGCAATACCAGCGGAGGGTGTGTTAACCGTAACAGCACCAGTATTGGTAATCTGAATAGCGCCAGCCGCAGGTTCCGTCGCGCCGTTTCCGCCAATATGGAAGACGCCGCTGTTCTTAGCGGAGAGCCAGTAGAAAGTACCGCCACCTAAATTAGCCGCTAGCGTTAAGTTAGCGGAAGCTGTTGAACCACCGGCTAAAAACGCGGTTGAAGAAGAGCCAATACCATTAGCAGTTAGGGCAATACCACTGGAAGGTGCTGTAATCGTAAAGTTACCAGCATTGTTAATAGTCAAACGCACGCTGTTAAAAGTCATAAGCGCAAGATTATGACTAGTGGTAGTACCGATGATATGAGAAGTGCCTACGGTATATCCATATACGCTTGTAGTAACACCATCAGAGACTTGCAACCCAACAACACCAGTATTACCCGCACCCGCAGTGTTGATAACCACTGCTGAACCGTTGCTAGTTATTGCATTTGTGACATTTAGAGAGATATTAGCGCCAGTAGTGGTGATAGTCGCACCGCCAAATCCATTGACAGTGAATAAGTTGGCACCCAAAGCATTTTGAGAAACAAATGAGTAGTCGCCAGTAGTTGTACCAGCGGTAATCTTCAACCCAAACGATGTACCGGCGGTATTCGGGGCCGAGATAAGTTGCGCGTATGAGTTGGAAGCACCGACAACGGACAGGCCGGTAGTCGCACTCGCCGCGTTTACGGTAAGCGCCGCTCCGGGCGCACCTGCGATTGTTACCGCACCGTTCGATGCGATAGACAGTGCTTGCGTACCACCCGTAGGCGTACCAGTACCAGTCGTTGCGCCGACAAGGAAGATTAACCCAGCAGAACTATAGAGCTGAGAGTTACCACCCGCCCACATACCGAGCGATTGTGCGGAACTCACCTGCACCATGTTGTTGTTAGACGTGCTACCGAATCGGGCCATACCACCCGAGAACGATACGTCTAAGAACGTAGCAGGAGACGCGGTACCGATGCCGACAAACGATGCGCCAACTTGAAGTGGTGAACTCGTAGCCGCAAGAATTTGCGCCGGAGTGATGTAGTAGTTTGAGCCACTACGAGCAATCGGAATCTGATCGGTAAGAGCTGCTGGAGATCCAGCAGGTAAAGCCGAGATTTTGGTATCAGCCATTTGTTTATCCTAACATTAGATCGCCAGAGGAATTCTCTAGCAAGAATCGGTTGTTGTTCTCAAGCAGCAGATACTGCGCGTACGTAAACGTTTGCAACTGGGTGTTAGTCAGTACATATGGATAGTACTGAACTACCTGAAGATGCCCGTTCAAATAGCCGTATGCGCCGAGTCGTAATGACGCATCAGCAGCAAAACTATTGCTGTACGCGGCTGAAGTAGCAACCGTGCCACCATTCAAACAAGCGTTCATGTTGTTTGCAGAAACACTATAAGTGGTCGCCAGCTTAAACGTGTTACCAACCGTGACTACGTTTGAAGTCAAAACTTGGTTAGTGCCGTCTTGAATAGCGCCTTCGCCATTACTTTGAAATACAATCGCGTAATTGTGATTAGCCGCGCCATTGTTCAGCGCGGTTCTTGCTACACCTGATGGCGCAATCGTATCGCCGTAGACATACCAACTTCCTTCAGTGCGACCAAAAGAACCAACAATACTAGTTGACTCGTTATAGTCATCATTGCTTCTGAGGGTCGCCGTAGCGTACGTGGGTATATATGACGATGCCCATGCTTGCGCTTCAAGTTGAGCGCCCCACACGTACACATTATCACCGGCTGTCGCAGTGCCGCCCGTCCAACCTACATAAGTGAACAGACCGTCACCAACGGTGATACCCGTTGATACGGTAAGCGAAACTCGCCACCAACCATTACCAACATATTGAGTGGACGCGCCACTGGATCCCGTGGTGTACGTGATCGCGCCAGTGACCAAATTTACCGTAACACCGAGCAAATTAGTTGCGGTCGTATTGTTCCTAAGCAGTACAGCATTAGGAACAGTCGCGCTCGACCCTTGCCGCATATGCACGCTATACGTGTAAGTGGTACCGGTCGTTATGATGTTAGTGGCGTTTAAGAAGTTTGTAGCGACGGATGCTATTGCATACAACGACTGAGTAATGCTTCCGTCCGGAGCCGTAATACCCGTAGCCGTAATTACACCTACGTTAGTCTTGGCCCAAGCAGCGTTTGTGTAATCGCTACCGTACAAAATTTGATTAGTTGATGCGGTCTCTACCAACATTCCGCGAGGAAGACACACGGACGCCGGAGCATTTCCGGTCGATAAGTAGGGTAAAGGGGTCGGATTTGCCGATAGCTGAAAATTCCAGACGTAAATACCACTCACGCCATCGCCAGTATACGTGGCTGACCCTAGAGCGTTATTTGCATATACAACGAAGTTCGATAACGTCGCATATACATCCGAAATTGTGCAATACCACCAACCATTACCTACATTGGTTACGGTGTATTTAGCAGTGGGCATGCTAGAAGGAAGTACTGAACCATCTATCAAGCTTACGGCAAAAGTATTGCCGCGCCCGTTCAGGCCATAACCGCCTACAGTAATGTAGTTACGTCCTGCTGCTTTGACGTAAAACGAGATTGTGTAAGGCTGATACCCACCCGCCGATATGGTGTAGAACCATCCGGGGATTGCGAATTGATTAGGTGCAAAAGTAACAATCTGATAGCCGTGAAGAGCGTTAGTAGTACCTTCTACTACTTTAGTGGCTGTCGTAGTACCGTCTGGAGCAACAGCCGCGTTAAGGACAAGTGTGGAGTCCGAAGCAATCGCGCCGCTATTTCCAAGACCGTTATTGCACCACAGATTTTGCTGACTAAACCTATCCGTGTAGCATTCAAATCGTGGACCAAAGTACTGACCGTTTGTAGTAGCTATATAAGTACTTGGTGTTGTCTGGTACGTTACCTGTTCACACTGATAACCCCAGACAGAAATGGCATCGCCTACAGAAGTAGATGGGTAGCCAAAATCAAATCGCACAGTAAACGAACCCGCAGTCGCAACGTTAACAACGCGAGAGTATCTAACCCAATCAGCGGTCAACGTGGACCATGTTCCCGGCTGACCGTTACCGCCACCAACCAACGTACCGGTACCGTTAGCCCACAACCAAGGACCAAAGTTTTTACCAACAGCGTTGACTGCGGCTTTGGCATACACGCTTACAATGTAAGTTCCGGGCTGAAGAGTAACAAGTGCTTGTTGGTCCCAACTACTGCTAACACCGGAATTACTTGTCCACCGTGTCGCGGTTTGTGTTCCATCAGGCGCAATGTCAGCGTTTTCCGCCGCAGTCGCAAACTGAGGGAACCAAGGAGCGGTATTAAACGTTTGTGAGCGTTGTGCCAGATTGTTTGGCGCAACCGTCAGCGTACCCGTACTGTCGTAGTAAGTTGCGTTAGTCGAACGCCCAATAGCAATACTAGACGGCAATGTAGACATTGCCGTGAAGTTCAAATTGAAAGCAGGGCCACCGCCGCCAGAGGAGGTAGCCCTTGGGAGTCCAAGGCCGAAGCCGAAGCTCATGTCAGTAGATCCCGACTAAATTCGTCGCAGTAGTGCCGTTAGCCCAAACCCTCAGAACTTGAACAGGCAAGACAGATCCTGCGTTCACGTTGCTGAACGTCACGATGTCGCCGTTGGCCGTGGTGACTTTGATATTGCCAGCCACACCAATGTAGACAACCGCGACGTTCTGAAGGTTTTTATTATCATCCGTCGTAATAGCAAACGCTCCCGCAGGGTACTGCGGGAACGTCGGGCTATAGTTAGTCTGCTTGCCCATGACTAACTCCTAATTACGGACCCGTGAAGGAGGTCGGTACGTAAGTGCCGTCAGAGTTCTTCATGACATATGCGACAACCAAAGCGCCAGCGGTAGCCGCAGTTGCCGTGAAGCTGAGTAACGCATCCGTCGAACCAACGTTCAGCATCGTGCCGACGTTAGCAGCCGTAACAGTCAGCGTGTTGAGACCCGCAGCGGTCGAAAGCGTACCGATAATCGTACCGCCCACCGTGACGTTCGGGGTACCCGCAGCGCCAGTCGTCATGTACGCCTGAACAGCAGTAATCGTCGCACCCGCCGGGAGCATCACCGTAACCGCTGAACCCGCGACCAACGTAACCTGTTGGGCGACAATCGTAGCGCCCACGTTGCGAACCGTACCTGCCGTCGTACCCGTGGTGTTCTTAACCGTACCGAGCAACCACGGACCAAGATGTGTAGCTAAACCCATTTCAAATACTCCTTATGCACAAGTCGCCACGTCATCGGTGCATCGTCACAAAGGCTGACGTGGCTCAAAAATTAGTGGGGGGAGAGGTTACCCCCTCCCCCCGTTCGATCAGGTCGAACCCGCCGAACCGAAGACACCCAGTGGGTCACTCCAGCCGAAGCTGTAACGCTCGCGGCTCTTGTAACGCACGTTGCCCGTGTCGAAGTCGCCGTCCATCGAATTGGAGAGCGGCGTACGCACGAAGTGCTTCAGACCGTTAGGAACGTCCGTCAGGAGGTACCAACCGTTGCTGTCCGTGAGGAAGTGGTTGACCTTGTAGCCTTCCGGAACCGAACCCATCGCCTTCAGCGCGTTGATGTCGTTGTCGGTCGTGCCAACACGGAGTTCCGTGTCGAGAAGACGCTTCGCAACGAACATCAGGCCCGGAGGAACGATGAGCTTGCGTGGCTTCGCAGCAATGAGCAGACCACGTTCGTCGGTCCAAGCCGCAATCTGAATGACCGCCGCTTCAAGCGAGGTTTCATTCAAGTCAGCCTGAGTTGCAAACGTGTTGCTGTTCGTGCCGCCCGAGACCAACGGGTGAGCCGTCGAGAACAACGCCACGCCATCGCCACCGACCGCAGCCGCGCTGAAGCCGTTGTTGATGACCGACGCCGCCTTGACCTGCTTCGTGTACGCCATACCACGGGCAAGAGCCTTGGTGTAACGCTTCGACAGCGAGTCGTACAGGTTGTCCTCAATCGCTTCTTCCGTGATGGAGAAGCCGAGGGCAATGGTCTCGTGGTTGTAACGAGCGGTCCAAGCTTCCTGTGCGTTGTCGTACTGGATCGCCTGACCTTCGTTCTTGACCGGAGCAGCCGAGAAGCCCGAGAGCTTCGTCTCTTCTTCAAACGAACGTTCCGAGGTCTCGACCTCGAACAGTTCCTTATGCTCCTCACCGTAGGAAGCGTACTCAAGACCGAACAGAGCGTTCAGGCCGGGGAGCAGTTCCTTAAGGAGTTGTGCGCGTGAAATTGCCATTGTTAATTACTCCTTAGGCGGCGTAGTAGTTGTGAACGCCAAAGTTGAACTTGACCAGAGCTTCCTGACTCTGAACCAAGACAACCGTAGCGCCGACAGACGGCGTGGTGGTGATAGCAGCGCCAATCGTCAGCGTCGTGCTACCAGTCGTGGTAACAGTCGTTGCTGCCGTCGTACACGCGCTCACACCAAGCTGCTGAAGCTGGCCGTTGACGAGCTGGAAGATATCCGTGCCGATTGGCACAACGAGACCCACCGGAAGACCCGTCACGACAACCGTCGAAGCCGTCGTACTAGAGAACAAGCATGAGTTCGAGATCTGCGTATCAGGGACAAGGCCCATCACACGCAACGCACCGCCCGAAGCAACCGCAGTCGTCGTCGTGGTCGCGACAATGCCGAGACCCGAGTCGCCCGTAGACGCGCTACCAACCGGCGTATTGACGACGGCGTTCAAGCCGATCATCGCAGTCGGGATCGACGAGATGGTGTTGCTGCTCGCAGAAGCCACAACCGCCACCTTGAAGACCGTATCCGGGTCATCGCAGACGATAGCCGTGATATCACCAGCGGTGATACTACCGGGGTAGTACTGCGAGTACAGACGCTGCTTCGTCGTCGGGTTGGTGTAGTAGCAACCGAGGAACACGCCAATGGTGCTCTTGGCGACCAAAGACGTGCTAGTGGGTGCCGCGACAACATAGCCAGCGTTGGAACCTGCGGTACCAAGCGTGACCAAATCGCCGTAGTAAAGTGCCGTGCCGTAGTTGTAAGCGATAGGCAAGCTGCGGGTCGAACCCGAAAACTGCTGACCGCCAACTAAGTTAACCGGCTTAAGCCCGTAGGGGGCTGAGATAGTCGGATATGCCATTGTGGCTCCTTAAAAGTTATTTACCGCGCCCGAATGAGACCTGCGTTTTCTTCTCTGAAAAGAGAGGCATACGCTTGTCTTCCTGACGCAAGAACGAGTTATCAAGAGCCTCCGTCTGAGCCTGAGCTTGCTTGCGATAATAATCATCGCGTTGCTTCATCAGGTCAGCAGGGGCTTTACAGAGGACAAGACCACCGATCTCAACGCAGTCGCGGTAGCGAGCGTTCATGGTGGCATCAGACACGTGCATGATCTCTGGAACATCGGATGCCTTGACTGGCTCCCATCCCTCACGACGCTTGGTTGACTCGTTCTTCGGGTCAGCCATGCCCATGGTGGAGATACGGATGTATCGAAATACCCAACCGGGAACCGGATTAGGCATAGGAAGGGTCTCAGGCGGACGCCACGTTTCCACGCGGTTATCACTGTCCCTGCTCTCAAGTTCACGTCGAATGCGATTTTCAGCCATTGTTGCTCTCCAGCTTCATAATTTCACGCGCATATGCCTCAGGTGAGATACCTAACCGTTTGGCTATTGCTGCTTGTGATGCCGTCAGACGGATCTGACGTGGCGCGGTTGACCGCGATGCTGGCGCAACGACTGTGCTGCTTCTGCGGGAAACGGGTTCTGACCGTTCCTCCGTACGAGAACTCGGCTCATCTGAGAACTCCTCAGGGAACCGCTTCCTCATCGTTCTATCTATCGTCTGGTAGTAGTCGTCGCCGCGAGGGTCTACACCAGATCGGACCAACTTTTCATGCAGACCCAACGCGAGGGCGGTCATCTCCTCGTTAGCACCGAACCAAGTGTTTTTCTGACGCCACGCTTCTGCTTTAGCGTCAGGCTGGACTCGGGCCGGTTGTGCCTGTGGTGTCCGTTGTACACCTTCTTCCTGATCCTGTAAAGAGGGTCGAAATTGCTTTGCTTCTCGTAACTTAAGCTTCGCCTCAGTCAGGGCCTCCTGCGCGTCCGTCAGACGGTCAGGGTCACCTGCTTCGTAGGCTTGCTTCAACTTCTCTTTGGCAGTAGCTGCTTCAAGTTCAGCGGATTTGGTGATCTCCGAGGCGAAGATCTTCTCACCTGCACTCAGGCGCTGCTTAAGTGTTTGATTCTCTTGGTGAATCTGCTGTGCGAAGGCCAATGCCTCCTCACGCTCCCGCGCTGCGCGTTCCTTCTCACGACGCTCGTCGTGCCAGACCTTCTTCATCTGGCTGAGGCGCTTCTTGACCTTATCGGAGTACTCCTCAAGGTCGTCCTTCTCCAACTCATCTACCATATCTTTGGGAAGGGGCTGACGGCCACGGTCAGCTTGCGGGGTGTCATCCACCACTTCAACCTTAAAATCCTCAGGGGACTCTACGGTTACGTCCGGTTTTTCATCCGGAAACTTAAATTCTTCCAGCTCTGCCATTGCGATCTCCTTATGCGCGGCCAATGCCGCGTGGGTCTTCGACCACGGCTTCCACCGTGTCATCGTTAATAATTCGCCATTCGGTTCCGTGAATCTTCAGGCGGGTACCGGCGTACGCTCGTGTGACCACGAAATCGCCCTTCTTGCACCACGGACCATCGGGGAACCGCTCCTTATCCTGATAGGCGTTCGGACCCAATGCGGCTACGAACAGAACCACGGTGGTCTGCTCTTCAACGCGCATCGACTCTTCGGCCTTCACGATACGGCTGTCGCCAAACGTGTCTTCGATCTTCGGAACCATGCACAACAGGTGATATCCCGTTGGCTGCGGAATCTGTTTCGCTTTGCGCGACGCAGCTTCCTTAGTCTCTTCAATGTTGATATCACTCATCTGCTAATTCCTCATCGTCTGCGACACGCTTCATGGTGTCGTTGATAAAATCAACCATATATCGAAAAACTTCCGCCTGTCCGCAGTACCGGAAGTAATCGCGTTCATTCATGCCATCCGTCAAACGTTCCTTAATTCGCTCACGCTCTTTAATAAATTTATTGACGATGTAATGTAATGCTCTCGTATCTGTACTCATTCACCCTCCTTCTGTGCGCTCTTCCGAGCGTTAATTGCCGCTAAATCAGCCTGATGTTTGCGATCCTCCGCTTTCTGCATAGCCTGATGCTCATGCTCTGCCGTCTGCTTCGCAACTTCATGATCCTGCTTCATGGTGGTCATGCCACCCTCGTGCATCTGACGCATGGCTTCTTGACCTGATTGGTTCTCCATGCTCGTCTGATGTTTGTGTAAGTCCGCAGCGGTGTTCATCATCGCTTGACGATGCTGATGCTGAAGAGTGCTGTGATGCTTCATCGCATCCGCGTCTAACTGATCGGACTGCTGCGCGGCGTTGACCACGAGCTTGGTCTTGTCCATCTGCGCTCGCATCATCGAGTCCTGCTGTTTCGCTTGATGCTCATCCGCACGTGCGGCAGCATCAATCATCGTCTTCTTCTCAGTCATCTCCATCTGCTTGTCAGCGATGTACTTCTCAAGTTGCAACTGCTGTTGCTTGAACTGAAGCTCCGCTTGCGCCGTCTGCGCTTTGAGCTGAACCTCCTGCTGCTTGATCTGAAGCTCCTGCTGCTGCATCTGGATGAGCGGATCTTGTGCTTGCTGTTGCGCTTGCTGCTGTTGAGCCTCGTTCTGATGCTGCTGAAGCAACTGCGCCGACGCCATGGCTGCGAGTGCTGCCAACTGCGACTCCATCTCCGGAGACAGATACGCTCCCGGCTCATCATCCGCGTCGTTCCCACCAGCCAACACGTCAACAGGCGGTGGCGGCAACATGGCTCCGAGCTTCTGCTCCATCTCACGGCGATACTGGAACGCCACATGCTCCATGATGTGCGCCATCGCTGCGGCCTGAAGTGCCGGTGCTTGCGGGTTCTGACCGACCAATGCTGCAATCTTCGGGTCCTGCATCGCAGCCTGATGGACGGCGATATGCGCTTGGTGGTCCTGATAGATGAACGCCTTGACCGGCTTGCCGTTGAGGACTGCCATGTTCTCGCTGATGGGGTCCATCGGCTTCATATCGTCGCGCATCGGCACGATCTTCTGAGCGTTCTTCACGCCCAGCGTCTCAATCATCTGCCTGTGAAGAAACGGCAAGTCATAGATCTGAGGCGCACCTTGAGCGAGCTGAATAACCGCCTGATACTGAACAACACGCTGTGCCATAGTACTGGCATTAGGGTCAGAGACAGGCAGCACATCGCAACAATCGTAATCACCACGTTTAGCGGAGGCATCGCCCACTTCTGGCTCATAGTCATAGTCCTCCGGTGTGTTGTCGCGGATGATAGCCGCGAGGAGCTTGAACTCCTGCTTCATCGTGTAGTGCGTCCGCGCTTGGACCGCGCTCATCACCTTCAACACACGCTCAAGCAACGCAAGCGTCGTACCCACCGGGGCCTGTGCCGACATGTCGGACACGTTCAACTCAGCCGTCGCCGCAAACTGACGCCCGTCCGCGACGACTTTATCGAGCAACGCGACTAGGGTTTGGCTAGGCTCTTTATATGGGAGAGGTAGGATATTGTCGCGGATGCTACCTGAAGGCAGGTCTACATCTCGGAATTCACCCGGAGCGATGGGGGTATCGTCCCCTTTAACGCGAAGACCACGAGCTTTAAGCCCGCCCGGAAGATTAGATAACGTTCCTGCGTCAATAAGCTGCCGAAGAAGCGACGTGGCCGTCTGGGTGTGACCTCCAATGAGGTGAATGAGGCCGAAATAGTAGAAGCCGAATCCCGGTATGTAGCCGTAATGCACAAAGTGCTGCCGTCGGAGTTTATTCTTGTCGTCTTCCAACCAATTACGGCGAATCGCGAGGACACTGCGCGTTCCTTTCTCAATAGTGACGATGTATGGCAAGGCGATCCCGGTCTTGTGACCTTGTTTGTCCTCGTCCTCGTAGCCCTCTAGGTCCAGATCAACATGCATCTCAAGGATCTGGAACCGATTGTCGAACATCGCCGTGAAGCCACCCATCCCCTGCTCACGGGCTTTCTCCTTCTCCACCTCGTCCATGACCTGCATGGGGTCTCCGAGGTCGATGTCACGATAGAATCCTGCAACCTGTAGTTTGCGGATGTCGTTCTTGGTCTTACGCATCCGATGTGTAATGCGTTCTGCACTCTCAATGCTGGATGCGCCGTAAGGCACGATGACATCTTCGGGTGGGATGAACGGCGCTTCGGGTAGCGAGATGGACGGGTTGAAATAGATCTTCTTGAACGCGTTACCGGCAAGGGCTTGCGTGAGCAAGGTCTTCTCATGCTCCGGGCGATACTCAGGCATACCCTCTGTGAGGGTGTAGTTCATATCCGCTTCGACACGAACTGCCGACTGCTTCTTCTGCGGGGTCTCTTTGCCGATGACCTTGGTCCGCACGGGTCCCGCTGCGGGGAACGTCTCCATGATCATCTCAGCCTGAAACTTAACCGCCGCCTCCATCAACAAGGGATGGAACACGCCAGACGCCCCCGGCCACGGCTCAGACCGCTCCTCATATTTAAGACCGAGCAGCTTGAGTCCACGGATGTAGATCTCCAACCACTCCTTGCGGTCCTGCAAGTCCTTGTCGTAATCACCTAGCAAGTCGGCAGACAGGGAGTACAACACCTCCTCGTCCATCTCTTCTGCTAAGTTGGCATCGAAGTCGGGTCCTCCGTCCTTCTCCATATGTACTTCAAAGCCGGGGCCTTCCACATGCACAGCCTCCGGATCTTCGATCTCCACCGTGATGGGTTCAGCCGCAAGACCTTGCGGGGCGGCATAGAGGGACTTGTCGATGCTCATTTTTTAATCCTCAGTAGTACCGCCGCGATCTTGAGCGGGTGGACTTGAATAGTTGGATAGGTTCCGGTTCATCATTAGGTAGACGGATAAACCCACCCTGCCTGAAACGCATGAGAGCCAGAGTAGTTGCGTCCACCAAGTCATCGTTCCTCCCCGCTGGAAAGTCGTTGCACTCTTCAATGACTTCCCAAGCCCAACGACGATCAGGCGCCCACACGATACCCGACGCGAACAGATCTGTAATAGAATTTACACGGGATATCTTATCCTGCCCCTTACCGGGAGTGAACTCCATGGCTGGCACACCCATACGGCGTAGCTCTTGATAGAGCGCGGCTCCGTTAGACTTTTTCTCCACAATGAAGGAGTCGGGGTTCCAGTCTTTGTACTGCTCCAAGACCATGGCCTTGAGGTCCGGGTACTCCATCCGCTCCTTGATGGCGTTGAGCAGGATGATGTTGTTGCTTTTGGTCTCCTCGTTATAGAAGACCCCCCAGACGAGCAGGGCGTTGAAGTCGGCTCGGTTACTTTCCTCTTGTGCCGCGTCAAGGGTCATGATGGTGAAGCTACACTGGGGTGGGTCATCCGCCTCCCAGATATTCCACCACTCCCTTTTAATAAGAGCGCCCTCTTCGCTGACCGGCTCCTGCATGTACTGGGCTTGCCAGTACCGGACGTCCATACCGGCCTTCTTAGCCAGCAGCTCGTCCATGGTCCAGAACTCGGGCCACAGGGGTTTATCGTTGAGTACGGCGGGAAACTCCACCACCTCCCACTGATCGGCGTCATCGTTCCGAGTCATGTGGTCAATAATCTGTCCGGTCAGGTCTAATTTAGACCATCGCGTCATCACGACGATGATCGCGCCTCCGGGCATCAAACGTTGGATCGGACCCGACTGGAACCACTCCCACGCCGGTTCAAATACGTCCGATCTAAGCTGTTTAGCCTCTTGTTCAGAGTGCGGATCGTCAATAATGAATAAATCAGCACCCCGACCAGCGAGAGCGCCGCCCACACCGATAGCGAAATACTCTCCATTCGCGTTTGTACCCCATCGTGAAGCCGATTTTGAGTCCGCCTGAAGCTCAACTTGCGGGAAAATGTCGTGATAAAGGTCCGATCCGACGAGATTTCGCACCCTTCTACCGAAATTGACCGCCAAATCGGCGGTATGCGAGGCCATGATGACCTTTTTATGCGGAAACTTGCCCAAAAACCACGCCGGGGCGAGGTAACTGATCATTTCTGACTTGCCATGACGGGGGGCGATGTTCACGATGACCCGTTTCTTCTTCCCGTCAGCGATCTCCTCGAAGATCCTTGCAAGTTTTTCGTGATGTGGACCCACCTTGTAGCCCGGATACACGTGCTTGATGAAGTCGAGGAACGAATTGCGCCCCGTTTCCTTGGCGATCTCGGCTTGGTAGACTGATAAAAGTTCTAACGTCCGACGCTTCTGCTTGTCGGGCATTGTCGGGAGGGCCGCACGGAGCTTCGCAATGTCTGATGACGATAATTTCGGTGAAAAAGTCGGGGATAAGCTATTCGCGCTGTTCTGCGTCATCGCTATCCTCCTCTACGGGGCCGTTGTCCTCTGGACTCTCATCGACCTCTTCTACGCTTGTCGGAAGCTCTTCTCGTGGTAGGACGGCGTACTCGATACCCTCAAGCACGTTGAGCAGCTCTTTCTCGACCTCTTCTATAGGCTTTACCTTTAGGGTGAGTTCACTGCGTTTGGTAAATGCATTAACGCCATCTACTTCGCCCAATTTAGATAGGGCAGCGATCCGGTCCTTAGAAGACTTGGCCGTTTCGACTTCATTGATCAGCTTGTTGACGATGTAAGACCTGAGATCAGATAAGTCCTCAACGATGTTGTATGAGAACTGACTGACCATCTCGGCTAAGAAGGCAAGTGCCTCGTTAGGGTACTTTGAGTAGTCAGGGCGTCCGCCCGATTGCACTACGTGCTTGATTTCATTGACGGCTTGGCGGGTCTCGTCCGTCACTACCAGCGGCGTGTCACTTAGTTCTGCGAGGAGCTTCGCAGTGCGTGAACGCATCTCTAATTCTTCTGCTGGGGAAAGCTCGGGTAAAGCATCCCTGTACCGTTCGGGCAACGGTATCCCTTCTTCAATATCTGGCACAGCAATGTCGAACATGCGCTGGTCCTGTGACCGCGAGGAGTCCCACATTTATACGGGATGTTTTGGGTCCCCTCAAGGGGGGGTGTTCTATATATGAGGGGGTGGGGGGTCGAATCTCAGAAACCGGCTTTTGAGATTCGCGTGTGGTTTTGAAAAAGTGGGGATCGTTTGTGCAGATCTTAGTGCGTAAGCCACGCGCGAGGGACCCAACGAAAACTCGCGGGGCCGGGGTGGGTGGGGTCCGTGTCCTGCCCCTGCCGCGCTACGCGTGCGCCGCGTGGCGTGTGCGTTGTCTGTCGGTCGGTGCGTAAACTTTACAATCTCCGAAAGTGTGGGACTATAGCCCCATGAATACGAAACAACAAAACACACCACGCAACGCGAAGCGCGACAGGCGCACGTTCGCGCCCAAGCGGGTACTCACCCGCGCGGAGCGAATCGCGAACCGCACGGCGTTGCGCGGCCAATACGGGAGACTCTACGGGCTAGAGTAGCCCGCGACTGGCAAGAATCTCAGAGTCCGGTGACACCCGCACGGCGACAGCGCCCCGGAGTCCGGCAAGGTAAGCGGTAGGCGAACGGCCCACCACAATCCGGATACGCGTGGCGAAGGTTGCGCGGGTATGGGTGTGGATCAACGGCGAGACGTCTATAAACCGGAGTGTGCGTTAGCAGCGCGCGTCACTGTCTCCATCCGCTATTCCTAGTCCTTCCCTAGCACTAGTCGCGGTCGAACCGCATCAGTAGGGAACAATGAGCGAGGCGAAACTAAAGCAAAGGCTATCCATTGGCGAGTGTTCCACGTGGAACATTCGATAATGCATAAACCATTACATAGGAATTTTACGATGAACATTCTTTCGCAGATTCAGGTCGGTAAGGTTATTAAATCCATCAAACTCCGCGCGGCTAACGTGGAGCGTGACATTCACATTGTTGGCGTCTCCACGCTCGTGCATATGCGTGACCATGGCGACTACACGGGCGCGGTCGCTCTGCTGAATGCGTTGCCTAAGGGACAGCGCGTGAAGGCGTTGGCTGCATGGTATAAGCACAATTCGTCCAACAAGTTTCACGCGCGGATTGATAAGGACACGGGCGAATGGGTCGGCAAACTCGAAAAGGGTCGCGCTGATTCTGATTTTCTTATCGTACAGGCAGAGGCTAAATCATTCGCGGAATTGACCGTGGAGCGCGAGCCTGTCCAGATCACCGAGGACACGCTCGCGAAGTATCTGGAGCGCATCGCGTCCAACGATGAGATGCTGGACAACGGCAAGCCTAAGGTGACTGAAACTGCTAAGGCTCGCGCTCGCGCGATGCTCGCGGTCATCGCTGCCTAACCGAAAGCCGAAACCTAGGGGATGGCAACATCCCCGATGGTCGCGACGTTATGCGTCGCCTGACGAGGCTGTGGATAAGTGCTAACGTGCTCGCACGTTAGCATTTTTTTTTGGCTCTCGCAAGCGCGGCTGAACGAAACCAGTGACGTCGCGCGGCGCACAATGGCGCAGTTTTGTGTCAATTTTTTGGATTCTGTGTCAGTTTTTGGGTTTTGTGTCAGGCCGTTTTTGCGGATTGACACAGCGCAAGTGCATGATTGCAAAGGAGAAACGTCGATTTTGTGTCACTGTGTCAGTTTTTTCTGTGTCACGTTTCCAGATTTTGGTGTTTTTGGTCGAGTCCGTTAGTTCTGCAAATGCTATCGGATACAACCCTATAAAACGCAGAAACAGGAATCATTCAAAAATTACTGACACAACTGACACATTGACACAACTATACTAATAATTTTTTTTTTTTTTTTTTAATCAATAACTTAGGAGCGAAAAAATTCTGTGTCAGTGATTTTTAACGCACTGCAAAACTGACACAGAATTTCAAAAACTGACACAGAATCTATCCCAGTCAGAATGCCTATAGGAGGGCAGCATGAATACGTCGAACAAAGATCAGATGATCGAAGATTTGTTGTGCGAATTGGAAACGATGATTGCGTGGACGAGCAACATCCAAAAACTTACCTGTCCCAAGCAACTCGCCGAGTTCAACGCCGCGCGTGACACGGCTCACGACACGTGGCGTCGCATCGTTCACATCGTGGATGAGGTGTGACATGAACACATATCGCGTTGACCGAGCGCCAGAAGGTCCGACACCTTGTGGCATGGTTTCTATTTTGTATTTAGGTGACGACATCGAAGAGGCCCTGACCGTATACAACTACGTATCAGGTGGCCGTAGCCCATGGGGATCAGAGCGTCCCGACTACGGTGTGATGCTGTCTGCGTGGAATCCCAACTTAGGAAATTACATTCCTAAGCGTTTCAAAACCAAGTGATAGATAGGAGAAGACTATGCGTAAGAAGACAACTGGACCGAGTTTCTATGCCCTCACGAACACCTGCGGAATCCTGATGGTTGTGATGTTGGGCCTTCTGTTCCTAGAGACGTCAGCAATCAACCCGCATCCGCTGCCCTACATCATGGGTGTCTTTGGATTCGGTGGACTGTTCGTTCTGTTCGCTAGCCACATCGACAAGGAGTGAGAGATGGATGACATGGACGACCGGATCTATTACACCGAAATAAAGACAGGCAAGAGCAACGCCAACCCACACACAGTCAGCCACGACTGGGACAACGGCTACGACTGCGGCTACACGTACGGCTATCGCATAGGCGTTGAAGAGTGCGTGACCATGATGCGTGAGAAGGATGACCGCATCATTGACCTGATCAAGCAACTGAATGAAATGACGCTGAAGTTCCTCAAGGCTAAATCAAACGTAGGAGAGTGATATGAGCAACGAAAAGTATAACGGATGGACGAACGAGGAGGTGTGAGATGGTAATCCTTGGATATGTCTGCACGATCATTATCAATTCGATCTTTGGCTACATCATGTTGCGGCTGCTGATCGACATCATCAAGGAGTGGTAATCATGAGCATGAGCGAAATATTCATTGCATTGGCCGACCTGATCATCATCGGAGCCATGCTGTTCGTCGTGGGCGTGGCGGTGATGGTGGCGTATGGATCGGTTATGAATGTTCTTATGAAGTGGAGGGCGTGACATGAGTAACTCAACCCGCAAAGCAACCAATCGGATTCTGGAGATGGTCGAGGAGGGCATGTTGGATCGCGACTACCTGATCATGGCCTGTCTCAAGTACATGAGCGAGGACGACGTGGCCGACATGGCTCACCACAACGAGATTGAATTGTTTCCAGAAGAGGAGGACGAAGCGTGACAGATGTAGCGTGGTGGATGCCGAGTTCCTATTAGCGTTTATTGAGGAGGGCGTGTAATGCAGAGTGAAGTGTTGGAAGTGATTATCAAGGGCTTGGTCGAGGACGATATCAACCGTCTCAGAAAGGCTATACGTGGTACGCATGATCATCCGTATGGCAACGACGAAGAGTTGAATTGGCTGAGGCAAATCCTTGAAGAAGGTCATGTCGGCTACGACGAGATGGATGCATCCGATCTCATCGACGAGTTCCAAGCGCGTGGCTTGGAGTTGGTGGCGCGTGAACGGAGGAACGTGATCAATGACTGACATGGATAACCTAGAGGGTTCTCAGGATAGATTGATCTTTCATGAAGCGACGTTAGACGGGAAGCGAGTGGCCTATCACTCGCTGACCGAGTTCCTGATTCAGATAGGCAAGGGTAAGAGTGCGTACGTAACGCGGTACAGGATTACTGGATCGCTTGCCGAAGCATTGTTCTATTACAAGGGTATCAACATCGGGCGGGGCTACAAGAAACGCTTGTACGTGCCGTCATTCAACAAGCCCGTGCTAGCACGGCAATTTTCTTAGGAGGATGAGATGAACATTGATCAGATGATTGCAGACGCAGTTAACCGCAAGGTGCAGGAGATCGTTGAGCGCAAGATCAACGAGGCTGTCGAGAAGGCATTGCAGATGTCCGAGCAACCGGGACAGAAGCCCATGCCGACGCCAACGGTCACTGGTTTCGCGCTACCCACGCAGCCCACGCAGATCGAACTGCCGCTGCCTAAGACTGACAAGCCCAAGAAGCATCGGTCTGGATGGTACGTGCAAGCGGGTGCATCGTCTTACCTGAGCCTGACCAACAAGCGCCTGACCGCGAAGGCCGGTACACACATAGCGCAAGTCTATGGGATCTGTGCTGAAGCGTTAGCCGCAGGGCCAGCCACACGTCGCGACGTGACACGGTTAGCCGAGGAGGCATACCCCGACTTCAGCCAAAGCACGATCTCCAGTTCGATCACGAAGTTCGTGCAAGACGGTTTGCTTGCTGTCGTCGCGGCTCCCAAGGGTCGTGGGTTCTAATCATATGGGATGGGGGGCTTGACAGCCCTCCCGACATATAGTATAGTTATACTTTACTTAGTAAATAGGAGACAGGAGATGGAAATGCAGAACATATCAATGCCGGAACACATCACGTCACTCGCAACGAGTGCGGTTCTGGTGAGTGTGGAGATCTCGCAGTGGACCGGCAGCGTGTCCGACGAGAAGGTGCGTGACGAGGTGGTCGCAGCCAAGGGTGCGAAGCGTACCGCGCTGTCCACGAGCAAGCACGTCATGGCCGACTGTGACGAGCATAAGATGTTGAAAGCATTTAGGACGTCGATCAGCAATGGGCTGACGCGGTTCTGCTACCCGTGGGCCGGTAGCCTGTGGGTGTTGCCTATGGCACGGCACAAGGAGTTCATGGCGTGGTACGAGGATCGTGTGAAGAAGCACGACGAGTTGTTGGCTGACCTCAAGCGTGTGTATCCCGAGTACGTCCGCAACCAAGCGTTCCAGTCCACCGGCCTGATGTTCAACATCAACGACTATCCGACGGTCGAGGAGTTGGACGAGCGGTACACCATCAATCTGGTGCAGTTGCCCGTGCCGATGAACGACTGGCGCGTGACGGTCTCGCAAGACCTCGCTGATGACTTGCACATCCACTACACCCGCGAGGCTACCCGGATGGCGCGTCAGATCGCAGAGGAGCAGAGCAAGGAGTTCGTGACCATTGTGAAACGCCTACACGATGGCGTGGGCTATACGCAGAAGACCGAGGACGATGGCACGGTCACGGTCAAGCGCAACAAGGTGGTCGAGTCTACGTTCCAGAAGTGCATCGACCTGATCAAGACCTACGAGCAGTTCAACCCGACTAACAGTGCGGAACTGGAAGCCGCGCGTGCGGGCTTGAGCGAAGCACTCCATGGTTATTCTTTGACTGACCTACGTGAGAGTGACAGCGCCCGAGCCAAGGTCAGTGCTGACGTGGGTGCTGTGTTGGCTAAGTTCGGTAAGCGTGTTTAATCCTGACGCCGTTAGGATTGTTGAGTGTGTAAACCCTACTGCATAGGAGCAGTGTAATGAGCAACGTGAAGTTCCAACGTTTCGTGAAGATCGACGATGTGGCTAACCTGATCGCGGAGATCGGGCAGCACGTGACTGTGGTGGTGCGTGGCGAGCCGGGGACGGGCAAGAGTTCCATCCTCAAGTTGCTACAGCACCTGTTCGGGAATGCGTATCACTACGTGTACATCGACGTGCCAAACGTGGGCGACGGTGACATGGTGATGCGTGTCCCTGACCGTGAGACCAAGAACATCGAAGAGTACATCTCTTCACAGTTCAAGTTGGCTGATGGCAAGCCGCTCGTCATCATGCTCGACGAGTATCTCAAGGCGTCTAAGTTGCTTAAGCCATTGTTCACTCGCCTGATCCTTGAGCGCATGTTGGGTGACACTCCGCTGCCTGACGGTAGCATCGTGTTCGCGACGAGCAATCTGGCGTCGGACGGTGTGGGCGATACGACTCAGGCTCACGAGGGCAACCGTGTGTGCTACGTCGAGATGGCGAAGCCAACGCACAAGGAGTGGCTGAAGTGGGCGATCAATGCCGGTATCAGCGGCACGACCCGGACCATGGTCGATCTCAAGCCATCCTTGTTCGAGTCCTATCGGACGCTGACCGCTGAGAAGTTGAACGAGAATCCGTTCATCTTCAATCCGACCAAGCCCGAGCAGTCCGTGACGTTCTGTTCCCCACGTTCATTGCAGAAGGCAGACTTCATCGTCAAGGCGAGTCACAAGTTGCCGCCTGACGTGGTCGCCGCTGCGCTTGAGGGTGTGGTGGGTAAGCCGACCGCTGACATGTTCCATACCTTCATGATGATCGGCAAGGACCTGATGCGTACCGCTGACATCATCGCTAACCCGGATGCTGCGACGATCCCGACGAGTCCCGCTGCGACGATCATGCTCATGCAGAATGCGGTGGACGAGTTGGAGACGCAGGACGATATCTTGAAGTGGCTCAAGTTCGTGGATCGTATTCACAACCGTGAGTACGAGAGCGTGTTCATGTCTCTCATCTGCGAGTCCAAGCGTATGAGCGGCAAGGCGTTCCAGAACAAGCGCATCATGGAGTGGTACGAGAAGAACCACAAGGTTACCCCGGATAGTTACTAATCAATGCATATAGGAGAGCATCATGTTTAAGTTATCTGCCGAAGACAAACTGCGTAAGTCCCGCAATACGATCTACACCAATCGTGGCGGGTGCATCATGGCTCCCGTTCTGTCCATGGGTGAGTCATCCATCGTGGATGATATTCCTACGGCATGCACGAATGGCCGTGACAAACAATACGGTCGCAAGTTCATGGAGTCCCTTGACGATATCCGCGAGGTCATCGGTGTGGACATGCACGAGGGGGCGCACATCTTACTGCGTCACATGCAGCGTCACCCTGACCTGATCGAAGAAGACTTTGATCTGTTCAACGCTGCGGCTGACTACGCTGACAACGACTTCCTGTATCAGATCCCCGGCTATGGCGTATGGTTCATATTGCCCAAGGGTCATTTGTACGACAAGAAGTTCCACGGTTGGTCGGTGCGTGAGATCTATAACTTCCTCAAGAAGGGTCAGGACAAGGACAACCCTGAGAACGATCCGCAGGACGGTGACGAGCCGACCGACTGCACCATGCCTGACGGCAGCAAGGGTCGCGAGGTCAACGGCAAGAAGTACAAGACCGAGACGCTTGATCAGCACGACGCCAAGGGCTATCAGGACATGACGCCTGAGGAGCAGGGCAAGTTGGAGGAGCAGATCGTACAGGCGATCAACGAGGCATCCATCCTGTGTGGAGCGCAGGACATGAGTGCGCCACGTCAACTCAACCAAGCGCAGAACACCGAGGCCGATTGGCGTCAGGTCACGCAGGAGTTCTTCCAGAATGCAATGCGTGGGAAAGACGATGCTACGCTGACGCGGTTCAATCGTAAGCGTCTTGTGGATGACTTGTATATGGCATCGCCGTACACCGAGCGCATGGGTCGCGTCATCATCGCTAACGATACGTCAGGCTCCATACAAGACGAGGCACTGGTATCGTTCATGTCCCACATGGCGCGTGTCGGTGAGCAGTGTGCGCCTGACGCAATCGACGTGCTGTGGTGGGGGACGCGGGTCGTAGGCCATCAAACGCTTGAGGGTTCCTATAGCAATCTTCCATCCGTACTCAAGCCGGTGGGCGGTGGCGGCACTCACGTGTCATCGGTTGCCGAATACATCAAAGACAACAAGATGGACGCCGACTGCGTGATCGTGCTGACCGATGGTTACGTCGAGTATAACGTGACGTGGCCGATCAGCATCCCAACGCTGTGGCTTGTGACTGAGAATGATTCGTTCGTCCCGCCTGTGGGACAAGTTGTTAACTTCCGCTGATAGGAGAGCAAGATGCTTCACAAGAATATTCCTGATCACATCAGGACTTCGTTTGAACGTTCCGCTTTGTGGCCGAGCGCGGCGACCATGCATGCATTCACCAAGGGTGAGTTGGCCGTCAATGCGTACTGGGAAGATCGCCTGTGTAAACACTTGGTGATGGGTCTCGCGTCGGGTCCGAACGTGTTGTACTTCTGCCTGACTGAGGCGACTGGCGTGATGACGGTGGCGACGATTGATCGGTCGTTGGCATCGGGACACAACTCAGGGTCTACCCAGATCGGTGAGAGCAAGAATAGTAAATACTTGTTACGTTCGTTGCAGAACAAGAACAAGGGCGCAGGTGAGAACCTACAACGCGCATTGGCGAGCGCACGGCTGTCGTTCAACAGTGTGTTGAATAACGTCGTACATAATTGGAATCAGCGTAACTGTAACTTCCCGCTGATTGATACGACGCTATCGCATAACGCGCTGCAACTTGTGTTGGACGTGTACTTCGGTCGCGCTCAAGCGTTAGACATGCCCGAGACTATCAACCACAAGTTAGTGGAGATTGATAAGTCTTTTGATAAGCGACGTGAGTGCGAGGCAGCATTCCGCACTCGTGCGACTGAGATGTTTGCGAGAGAGAAATGGTTGATCATCTATCGCAGGATGTGGACAACTGACTCATTCATGCCACCGCAGATTATTATCGGTGGAGTTAACGGACATCAGTTGAACGAGAACGTGCATCATCGTGCGTTTAAGGGCAGCGAACTATTGGGTCCGATCAACTGGACGGTCGAGCCGCAGATGTATTACGGGTACGAAAATATCGACCCGAATATTGTTGACAACATCATGGCGCGTCTGACTATGATGCGGCGTCTGCGTGATGCTTCGCATCCTGAAGCCAAGGCGTTCAAGGATCCAGAGCGGTTCTTTGCAGATGCGACGTGGATCGAACTGCCGAGCATCAACGCGATCACGGCAGAGGGTTCAGCGTATACATCGGTTATCTTAATGGACAAGTAATGACAACACCGGAAGGCAAGATCAAAACAAGAGTCAAGAATATTCTTGCGACACTCAATGCGTACTACGCCATGCCAATGGGTACAGGCTATGGCAATGCAGGAGTCCCTGACTTTCTTGTGTGCATCAACGGGCGGTTCTTTGGTATTGAATGTAAGGCCGGGGATAACCGCCCGACCGCGCTTCAGTTGCATAATCTAATGCAGATACGAAAGGCGGGAGGCATTGGTCTTGTCGTCAATGAAGACAACATCGGTGAGTTAAAGAATATTCTCACCAAAGAATGATGCGTCGGTCAGCGTACAAGGTGTGAGTGTGCGCTATATAAAGAGCGGAGTCGTAAAGTCCCGTAACCACATCAGTCTGAGGTCAGCTCCTATTGACAGATCAGACCGACTGACCCCCGTAAGGGGTTTTTATATTTTATGGGTGATCCAATGAGTAAGCCTGAGAAGATGGGATATTGCATCAAGTGCGGTCGCCCCGGTTTAGTTCGATTAGTTAGACGAAATAGCAGCAGCAAAATACGTATGTGGTTGTGCATACCATGTATACAGTTCAAACAAAGTTATCAGGAGACAAAGCATGAGCGAGGACGCACTGAAGATAGCGGAGATGGCGTCGGAGATATGGCGGCTGAAGTACCTAAAGGAACGTGACACGTTCCGCGAACATCAGGAGGCGTGGAAGAAGAATAACCATCACCACGCTGCCGAGATCGAACAACTAAAGAAAGAGATCGAAGCCATGCGCGTATTGCTAGGCGAGTCTATTCTCGCTGAGCGCGAGGCGTGTGCGAAAGTAGCGGATGAGTGGCAGACAGAAATTGATGATCCGCGATATCAATGTGACTGCGCCGAAGCCATCCGTGCGCGGGGGGAGAAGCCATGACCCACGATGACATCATTCGGATGGCGAAGGAGTCGGAGTTGTGGAACGTCATAAAGCAACATTGTCATGAATATGGCGACGGGCTACCTACACTTGGTTGCTATCCGGAACTTGAACGCTTTGCCAACCTTGTCGCCGCCCATGAGCGTGAGGCGTTTGCGCGGGTGTGTGAGGAACACAAAGCATTGCGTTTGGCAGAAATGATTCGTGCGGGAGGAAATGAACATGAAAACTTTTGATCAAATTATTGACGCAAATATGACGGTGACCGATCATTTGCTGCGAGACGCTATCTATGCCGTTATCGTGGACGCTATCTTCGAAGCCATTGAGACTGAGCGCGAGGCGTGTGCGAAGGTGTGCGAGACGCCGATTGATGAGGTTCAAGATACGGATGACGATTCGCATTACGTTTACATGAGCGGGTTGCAATGCGCCGCAGCCATCCGTGCGCGGGGGGAGAAGCCATGACCCGCGATGACATCATTCAGATGGCGCGTGAGGCGGGTTGTGACCCGCACGATATGAGTGATGACTTTTCGTGCAATCTGCGTGATCTGGAACGCTTCGCCGCCCTTGTCGCCGCGCATGAACGTGAGGCGTGTGCATGGGTAGTTATAAACGCAGATTCGGATTTTAGAGCCATGAAAAGAATTGCCGCCCAGATCCGTGCGCGAGGAGATAAGTCATGAACCGTGAAGACATTACTCAAATGGCGTGGGAGGCGCGTTTATGGATTGACGAAAAGTACAACCCGATTGCAGAAGCACTAGAACGCTTCGCCGCCCTTGTCGCCGCCCATGAGCGCGAGGCGTGTGCGAAGGTGTGTGATGAGATTCAAGAGCGATGCAGCAAACGCAACATGGGCCGGTGGCCTGAAGATTGCCCAGACGATGAAGACGGCGCTGAAGATTGCGCCACAGCCATCCGTGCGCGGGAGTAGAAATGAACAGGGATAACATTGGCGAAAGGCTAGGAAGTTTTATGGCGTTCGTAGCGGTTGTTTCGCTTGCGTACGTTCTCGCCCATTTCATTTCAAAGTATTGGTGAAGCCATGAGCATCATCACCATTGACTTTGAAACGTACTACGACAAGGAGTATTCCCTGTCGAAGATGACCACGGAGGAGTACATCAACGACCCACGCTTTGAAGTGATCGGCGTGGGTGTGAAGGTGGAGGATCAGGAGTCCGTTTGGTACACCGGCAAAGAAGTTGCGTATGTATTAAAGAATCTGAACTGGGCTGACCATGCCGTCCTATGCCACAACACATTGTTCGATGGCGCGATCCTATCGTGGAAGTACGGCGTCAAGCCGGGGATGTGGTTCGATACGTTGTCCATGGCACGTGCATTGCACGGGACAGAGGTGAGCGGTTCACTGAAGGCGTTAGCTCAACGCTACAACATAGGAGAAAAAGGTGATGAAGTTATTAACGCTCTTGGTAAAAGGCGCGTGGATTTCGATGAAGTTTCTCTTGAGCGGTATGGCGTGTATTGCCGTAACGACGTTGATCTCACTTACCGATTGTTCCAGTACCTTTCACAAGGCTTCCCCGACAGTGAATATGAACTCATCGACCTCACACTTAGAATGTACACCGAACCGACACTTGAAGTTGACTCGCTGCTACTTACAGACAAACTAGAAGAGATACGTGCAGCCAAGACCGCGATGCTAAGCAAACTGACTGAGGTCACTGGTGTCGCGGATGATGAAGCGGTGCGAAAAATACTCGCGAGCAATCCCAAATTCGCGAAGTTGCTAACCGAACTCGGGGTCAAAGTCCCGATGAAAACAAGCCCAACGACAGGCAAGGACACGTATGCACTGGCGAAAAACGATGAGGGATTTATACAACTCTTGGACCACCCAGAACCGTTGGTCCAAGAACTCTGTCGAGTCCGACTTGGTACTAAGTCAACGATTGAAGAATCTCGCATCGAACGTTTTATCGGAATTGCTAGCCGTAATAATGGTGCTATTCCTGTCCCTCTGCGCTATTACGGTGCTCATACCGGCAGGTGGAGCGGTCTTGATAGTGTCAATTTTCAGAATCTACCAAGCCGTGACAAGGCAAAGAAAACCCTAAAGAACGCGATCCTCGCACCGCCCGATCACGTGGTGATCAACTCGGACAGCAGCCAGATTGAGGCGCGTGTATTGGCGTGGCTGTCGGGGCAAAAGGATCTCGTAGCACAATTTTATAGGGGCGAGGACGTGTATAGCTTGTTTGCCAGCAAGGTGTACAACCGTCCCATAAGCAAAAAAGATCCAATAGAACGGTTCGTTGGTAAGACCTGTATCTTGGGGTTGGGCTACGGTACAGGCGCGGCCAAGTTACAGGCGACGCTGAAGCTAGGAGGAGCCGATCTGACGGTTGAGAAGTGCAAGGAGATCGTTGACCTGTATCGCTCGTCAAATGCCCGGATACCGACGCTGTGGCGGCAGTGCGATGACGCATTGCAGAGCATGATGCAGGGCGGCGGCGGAGCGTTGGGGATTCGAGATGTGATCCAGTTCTCAAAAGAGGGTATACGTCTCCCAAATGATTTGTATATCCGATACGAGAATTTAAGACTAGACGAAGGCGGCAGACCCCTGTATGACTCACGTAAAGGGCCGGTCAATATATGGGGCGGGGCGATGGTCGAGAACATCGTACAGGCCCTAGCCCGGATCGTGATCGGGGACCAGATGCGTTGGATAAGCAAGTACTATCGTCCGGTGATGACGGTACACGACGCGCTAGTCTACGTTGTGCCTCGTGCAGAATTAGAACAGGCGATGGAATTTATAACGCTGTGTATGTCCACACCACCCGCATGGGCTGAGGGACTGCCGGTAGCATGTGAGGCGAAGCATGGGAGGACTTATGGGGATTGTTGACGGGGAGCAGCAGCGAGCGTTTGAGTTGGCTCAAACCATGGACGATGTATTACGAGTACAGTCCGATCTGATCAAGGCTCAACAGAAGATGATTGAGCATTTGCAACATGAGTTGCAGATCTATCGAGACATGGTGGAAATCTCGTGACCGCCCCGCGCCTACCGCAACCACCTTGGTTGGAGGATCTTTTGGCAGAGTTAAGGAGAATTCCTGATTCTGTCAGACTTGCTCAAACGGTAGGCATGGAACGACAGAAACTGTATCAGATGCGCGAAACACGCAACGCAGCACTAGAACAGTTAAGACAGGCACAGGCGCAGATCACGGTCCTTGAAGACAAGATCCGCGAGTTAGAACAGATCATCATCACGCGGTTGCAAGGAAATAAATGATTAAGTGGTCATTCAGTAGTCTCAAGCAGTACGTGAAATGCCCACGGCAGTATCACGAGATAAAGGTATTGCAGAACTATCAGGTCAAGGTGACCGAGCAGATGCAGTACGGCACGGAAGTGCATAAGGCGCTCGAAGAGTACACACGCGACGGTAAAGAGTTACCTTCTAACTATCGCAAGTTCAAGACGATGGTTGATGCGTTACTTGCCATCGGCGGTGATAAGTACATCGAACACAAGATGGCTTTGCGTGAAGATCACTCACCTTGCGACTTCGATGCGTCTGACTATTGGGTACGTGGTATCGCAGACCTTTTAATAGTTGACAAAGACATTGCGTTTATCGTTGACTACAAGACCGGCAGCAACAAGTATCCGGACACGGATCAGTTGAAGCTAATGGCATTGATGGTGTTCAAACATTTTCCTGACGTTGTCAGGGTTAAAGCCGGTCTTATGTTTGTTGCACACAATAGTTTTCTTTCTGAAGAGTACGTGCGAGATCGTGAGCGTACGTACTGGGGGGCCTTTACTGCACCGCTGATGCGGCTGAAGATTTCATTCGACACGGCTAATTGGCCTCCGAATCCTTCACCGTTATGTAAGTGGTGTTCCGTTGACTCTTGTAACTTCCGAAGAGAATAGCCATGCCTTACGTAAACAAGAAACGTCCGTACAAAAAAGAATATGAACAACAAGTCGCCCGAGGCGAACATGAAAACCGAATGGAACGGCAACGAGCTAGACGCAAGTTGGATTCAAAAGGCGTTAATCGAAAAGGTAAAGACGTTGCCCACGTCAAAGCCCTATCCAAAGGTGGATCCAATGCAGATGGAATTAGACTTGAATCACCCCACAAGAACCGATCATTCAAACGCAACAAAGATTCATCCATGAAGTGAGAGTATGCAAGTAATAAACGACAGTGCAATCCAGTTAAAACTTCCAGTCGAAATTCAAACAGCCATCACAGATAGAGTACACAAGTCACGCATATTCAAAGATGAAGTGGTGTTCTATTGGGGACCGGAGGAAGTCAGGATAGTCAACGCTATCCTTGATGAGTACCGTCCCCGACTCACCTTGCCTGAGATCCCGTCACCCATCGTGCGGGATTACAAATGGCCGGGGGTCTATCAGCCGTTCGATCATCAACGTGAAACCGCATCGTTCTTGAGCGGTCGCCAACGTGCGTTCTGCTTTAACGAAGCAGGAACAGGCAAGACGTCTGCCGCCATATGGGCTGCTGACTATCTCATGTCACATGGCTATGTGAAGCGCGCCTTGATCGTGTGTCCTCTGTCTATCATGTACTCCGCATGGCAAGCGGATGTATTTAAGACGGCGATGCACCGGACATGCGGCGTGGCTCATGGCACGGCAGCGAAGCGTGAGAAGATCATCAAGGAGAAGTTTGATTTCGTCGTGACGAACTACGAAGGCGTTGGCGTGGCGTTCGATGCCATCCAGAAGGCGCAGTTCGACCTGATCATCATCGACGAAGCCAACGCCTATAAGACCGTCTCTACGAAGCGTTGGAAGACGCTTGCCAAGTTGATCACCCCGCAGACATGGCTATGGATGATGACCGGCACACCGGCCTCTCAGTCGCCTGAGGACGCTTTCGGACTTGCTCGGTTGATCGCCCCACAGCGTGTGCCGAAGTTCATGACGGCATGGCGCGATAAGGTCATGCTGCAACTGACGCGGTTCAAGTGGGTCCCAAAGCTAACTGCTAAGACTGATGTGTACAACGCGCTACAACCTGCTATCAGATTTACCAAGTCTGAGTGTCTGGATCTCCCAGACCTTGTATACCAGACGCGCGACGTTCCATTGAGTACCCAAGCCGCTAAGTTCTATAAGCAGTTGAAGACGCAAATGCTCATCGAAGTTGGTGATACACAAGTCACCGCTGTGAATGCGGCTGCAAGCATGAATAAGCTTTTACAAGTCAGCGGCGGTGCGGTTTATGCAGATGGTAGACAGGTCGTTGAGTTCGACATCAACCCACGCCTAAATGCGTTGAAAGAGGTACTTGACGAAACCCTCCACAAGGTTATTATCTTTGTCCCCTATCGCCATACGATCCAAGTAGTCGAGCGATGGTTGAAGGAGGAGGGACATTCAGTAGAAGTGATTGACGGTGATGTATCTGCGGGTGCGCGGAACCGTATTATTCAGGCGTTTCAGACGCACGATGATCCGAAGATCCTAGTCATCCAACCGCAAGCAGCATCACACGGTGTCACTCTTACAGCAGCCGATACGATTGTTTTCTGGTCACCGGTTATGTCAGTTGAGACATACATGCAATGCGTAGCCCGTATTGATCGCGTGGGTCAGAAGAACAAGATGACGGTTGTACATCTTCAAGGCTCGGATGCTGAGCGGCGCGTGTACACGATGCTGCGAGGCAAGTTAGGTAGTCACTTACAGTTAGTCGATTTATATAAGTCAGTCATGGAGTCCGACGAAGTATGAGCGAGTCAAACATACCGCAGATGGTCGCGGCGTATCTGAATCTCAGAGCAGCGCGTGATCAGTTAGCGATGGAATACGAAGCCAAAGATTCAGCGTTGAAGAAGGACATGACAGAACTGGAGCAGTTGATGCTCTCGCTCTGTAATGAACTCGGTGTGAATAGTTTGAATACCCCATTGGGTAATGTGTCGCGTAGCCTCAAGGAACGTTACACGTGTACAGACTGGGGGAACTTCTATCAGTTCGTGCGTGAGAATGACGCGCCTGAGTTGTTAGAGAAGCGGATTCATCAGGGCAACATGAAGACGTTGCTTGAGGGTTCGCAGGATGCAGGACTACCTCCCGGCGTGAGTGTCATGCGGGAGTATGGTGTGACCGTTAGAAAGCCAACAAAGTAATTGGAGAACGCAGTGAGTTACGATCTTATTCAGTCAATCAAGTCGAGCCTTGCCACCATCGAAGGTGGCGTGGATGCGGATACACGTGCAGTAGCCGGTAACGGTGGCAGCAAGCGCATCTCTATCAAGGGCGGTGTGTTCCGTAAGATGGCGGGTGGCAAAGAAGTTGCCGCTATCGAAGACCGCCACATGAACGTGATCTTTGTGAAGATGGCGCACAACCCATCTCGCATGTTCTATTCCTCAGGGTGGAAGGAAGGCGAGAAGATCGCCCCGACGTGTTGGTCCACGGACAGCAAGTCGCCCGATGCAGAGGTCAAGAATCCGATTGCGTCGGCGTGTGAGAAGTGTCCGATGGCCGTCAAGGGTTCGGGTACGGATGGTCGCGGCACGGCTTGCCGTCTGTCGTGGCGTACGGCTGTGGTGTTGCCACACGATCCGTCGGGCGATGTGATGCAGTTGGTTCTCCCCGCTGCGTCGGTGTTCGGTAAGGAAGAGGGCGGCAAGTGGCCGTTCCGTTCCTATGTGCAGATGCTAGCCAATAACAACATCTCGGCTGGTCGTGTCGTAACGAAGATGCAGTTCGATACGAAGTCTTCTAGCCCGAAGTTGTTTTTCTCGGCAGTCGAGGCTGTTGGTCGGGATATCGTTGAGATCATCCAAGAGCAGTCGAAGACCTCCGCTGCCGAAGCTGCTATCAAGTTGACGGTGTTTCAGCAGGATGAAGGTGACAGCGAAGGCGATGTTGAAGTCGCTCAGGCAGCGCCGCCGTACGGTGGCGAAGGCTCACCGGATTTCGTTGGTCCACCTAAGCCTGTTGTTCGGGAGAACAAGAAGCAGGAGAAGGGCGATCTTCCCGATGTTGTTGCGCGTTGGTCTAAGAAGTAAGGACTGACCATGCGCCCGTACGACAAGCGTCTACTTGAGGTCATTCGGACTATTGAGAACCCGACCCTTGGGCAGACGCTTGCTCGTGCGTGTTTGAGCGCGAATATCCCGGTCACTCATGTGGCTCACGCGTTAGAAGTTACACGTATGACGATTCATACGTGGTATCGCGGCGGCGAGATACGCGGCAATAACAAGAAGATGATTAACCTGTTCATGGACTATGTGTCGCGTGATACGAGTTCAGGCAGGTTACCCGCTAAAGATCTAGAAGACGCTACCAAATACATCGAAGAACTAACGGGCGTACGTATGAAGTGATTGGTTCGGTTTCACGGGCAGACGAAGCCCTCATCCCCTGTACGATATGAGAAAACAATTTTATAGAAAAGCATTGTCATCACAGGGTGTGTACTGCGCGGTTGGGATCAAGGACGGACACCCTGATCAACAATACGCAGACACACTAGATCAACTGGATACCCTGATCCAAGCCTTCATCAGTCAGGGAGCAAATGTCTATGTAGCGATGAGTTCATTCAAAGGTCACAGCCGCAAGGCTGCGGACGCAATGTACTGTCGTTCACTATTTATTGATCTTGACGTAGGCGAAGACTTACGGAAGTACCAATCCAAAGACGAAGCTAAGTTGGCGCTGAATGACTTTCTTACGTCATCAGAACTGCCGCCGCCTATCGTAGTGGATTCAGGCACTGGTCTCCACGCGTACTGGTGCTTCAACGAAGACGTGCCGTCAAACGAGTGGCGCGTCTATGCTACAAAGTTTAAGGCTTACTGTATCTCGCAGGGATTACGGATTGATCCCGTAGTTACCGCTGACGCTGCGCGTATCCTGCGCTGCCCATACACGTTCAACTTCAAAACCACGCCGCCCTCACCGACTGTCATTGAGACACCGGATGACGAGTGGTACACCTACGATTTCGACGCATTCAAGGAGTTCCTCGGTGCTGACATTGATACGCCTGATCAGACGGCGATATTTGCCAAAGTCGAAAAAGGTCTGGACGACGATACGAAAGCACTGCTGAAGCTAAACAATATAGAAACGTCGTTCGCATTGATCGCACGACGCAGCCTAGAAGGTAAGGGCTGCAACCAAATCAAATATGTTCTTGAACATGCCGCCGCGCTTCCTGAGCCTGTGTGGCATTCCGGATTGTCGATTGCACGAGCATGCGTGGATGGTGACGAGGCCATTCATCTTATGTCTCAAGACGATCCGCGCTATGACGCTGACCTAACCATAAAGAAAGCAAACGAGACGGTAGGTAAACCCCATGGATGCGAAATATTTGAAACCCGAAATCCCGGTGGGTGTAACGGATGTCCTTACAAGGGAAAGATCACAAACCCATTGTATTTCGGACGGCAGTTACGAGAGGCGGACGCCGAGGAGGACTCAGTTCGGCTCATCGAGGATTCCGAAGCTATTCACGCAGTACTTAAATTCCCCGACTTCATGTACCCATATCAACGAGGTGCAGATGGAGGAGTCTACTGTGTGCAGTCCGATGACAAGGACACCGAAGGTCCGTTACTGATCTGGCAGTACGATATCTATCCAGTCAAGCGGATGTACGGGCATACGGAAGGCGAGTGCTTACTGATGCGGCACATCATGCCGCACGACGACGTGCGTGAGTTCTTACTGCCCATGTCATCGGTGTATTCACCCGAAGAAATCAAAAAGCGGTTCTCTACACATGGGGTCTTTTTTAAGCCTAAGTTAGCGCCGTTGGTCACGGACTACATTATCAAGTGGGCAACATATATGGTCGGCAAGAAGATGGCTGAGCAGATGGCGAAGCAGATGGGTTGGACCCAAGACAACAAGGGCTTCATCATCGGTGAGACCGAGTACCGTCACGATGGCAAGCAGTCCCCGGCGGCGTTGTCTTACTTCCTACGCGACATCAAGGCACTCCTGACCACGTCAGGAACCTATGAGGAGTGGCAGCGCGGGGCCAAGATGTTGAACATGGAAGGCATGGAGATGCACGCGTTCGGCATGATGATGGGGTTCGGTTCACCCCTTATGCGTTTCACAACCGTTGCCGGGATTACCGTCTGCTACACAGGCGAGTCCGGTGCGGCCAAGACAGGCGCACTCAGGGCGGCTTGCAGCATCATGGGCAGTCCGAATGGTTTGGAGTTGAGCGGCGACAAGGACAGCACGGCGACGGACAATGCGTTCGGTCAATGGATGCTCAGCCTCAAGAACATCATGATGGCGTTGGATGAAGCGTCCAACCGTGATGCAAAGAACGTGTCAGACCTGATTTATAGGGTCAGCGCCGGAAAGGGCAAACTCCGCATGGTGGCGTCCGTAGATTCTATCCGCGAGATCCCACGGCAGTCATGCCTGATCAACTTCATGACCTCTAACCAACCCATGACGGGCAAGTTGGGATCGCTGAAGGACAACCCGGACGGCGAGTTGGCACGTCTCATTGAGTTCTACATTTACAAGCCAAAGCTGTTCAACCTTCGCCCCGGCATCGCCAAGGAGATATTTGAGACGCTGCGCTTGAATTACGGATGGGCGGGGCCGTTGTATGTGCAACATCTATTCAAGGTGGGCGACAAATACATTCAGGATCTGGTCACTAAGTGGGGCATCCGATTTAGCAAGGACTATGGCACAGACAGTGCCTATAGGTTCTATGAAGCTCTCGTCAGTGTTTGCTTCGCAGGGGCTGAACTCGCCGCTGAAGCCGGTATCGTAGCCTTTGATTTAGAACGAATTTATTCAACCGTTATAGAAACGCTAATCAAGATGCGTGACGGTGACGCGATGACCGTTAACTCGCGTGATTACGAGTCGGTCTTGGGTGAGTTTCAGAACACGTTCTACGGCAACACGGTCCTCTTCAAGGGCAAGAACATGCTGCGCGACGTGAAGGTTGGCAAGATCGTGGCACGGCTTGAGTTGGATACTCAGATGTTCTACGTCCCTCGGGCTGAGATGCGGAAGTACTTTCAGACCCGTCAGATCGACGAGAAGGACTTCGTACGGCACATGGAAGAGCGTGGCATCCTAGCGTTCAAGGATCGCTACCGGCTGATCAGCAGCACGAACCCCGTGTCCATGTACGGGTTCAAGCGCGAGGTGAGCGAGGACGATTACCTGAGCGAGGGCGATTGATGGAGATTGACCCGAAACTAGGGGAGCCGGTATGGGCGCTCCCCTTTGACCAACTGCGCGTCGGGATGAGTTTTTTCATTCCGACCAACAAGCCCAATGCCATGAAGCGCATTGTGGAAGATCGCGCCGCCGAAATCGGTTGCCGTATTAAGGCAACCGTGACCACCAAAGAAAGTTACCTCGGCGTACGCGTTTGGCGGGTGGCTTAGCCTCCCCTATGGAATTTCTCTACAAGGCGGTCCTTCAACTTAGGCGGTAGCGTCACGCCATCTACTGCGTCTTCGGCTTTCTTCTGCCGGTTCATATAAGACTGCATGATGTTCTTAGGCATGATAGCGACTTCAGGATTCGCTTCGTTGAAGGCGTCGATTTCTTTTTGCACTTCCTCGCGCATGTCATCGTTGCCAAGAACCTGCGCTCCGTACATCTGATCCATCAGCATCGACTTACGCTGCATAATCTTCTTAGCTTCTGCCGTCATCAACGACGCCCCCGCCCGTGCTTCAGTCACGTCGAGCGGAGCAAATCCCAACCCCTGCATCATTACGTTCCAAGCGTTCACGTTGTCTACAACCTTAGCGCCGTTTTTGTTTACTACCCCTTCCGTAGCGTATCTATATGCCTTGAGCGCATTACGCATGCCTGATGGCGTCATCGCCTCAAAGCCCTTCTCGTATTCACCCTGTGCAAAAAGTTGCATGGCGCGACCGGCTTGAACCATCGCTGAATACGCGGGACCCATCATATGCTCCATGGTGTAGAGCATCGGGCCGATTTCAGCTTCACGCTTCGGATCTTCCTTCCAAAGCATGTCACCCCATCCCGTACGACTGGAAATTTCTAAATTCGTCAGGTATCCCAAAGGCCCTTTATATGCCATGAGACCAATAGCGTTCTTCAGTTCTTCTTCGGCGTCGTAGGTCTCATCCTTGGTGCTAAACAACTGCGACGCCAACATTTCTCCCGCCCCAACTAATGGCATACCAGCAACGCCTGAGAACAGGAACGCCGTGCCGTACAACCCCAACAACTGTTTACGTGCAATCGCGCGAGTCTGAGCATTCTCGTCACGGAACGCTTCGTTAAACAGTCTCCCCATGATAAAGAATCGGTTCATCGCAAAGCGTTTGAACGTGAGAGCCACACGCGCAAATCCATTCTGCATATAGCGCGGCCCCGATTCTGCGAGGTTCGTACCATATGCACGGGTCACCATATCCATTGCCTTGCGCGAGGCTTCTTCGTGGTTGTCCCTACCCCCGGCAAGTTCATACGCCGCGATTAGCGTTGACTCGCGGTTCAGGCGGTCGGCGCTTTCAAACATGAAATTCAGGCCGCGATTAACTTTAGCGAACGTGTTGTTGTAGTTCTCTAAAGAAGTATTCCTGAACTGCGACAACTCAGTACCGATGTGCCGCCCCATGACCCCGGCTTCGTTTGCGGCTTTGAACAGATCTTCGTACTCAGCCGGTATTTTACCCTTAACGCTAAATTTGCCCATGGCTGCGGTCATTGCAGCGGACGTTTTATCGAACCCGTACTCGCCCCCCAATAGCGGATACACAACCATTGGCATGTGGGTAAAGTTAACGAACGCAGATGATGCGTTACCCGCCAGATACCACATGTAACTACCATACCCAAGCGTATTGACCAACTTGTTAAAGGTTGGCTTACGCATGAACGCAACCTGAGCCTCTACGTTACGGGCAGCAGAAGTGATGTTGTCGTCTGACTTGTGCAATTCAACTTGCTTACGCATGTTGTTCACTTCGTCTTCGACTTGTTGCGCGTACTTCAAATTCGTGAGGTTACGCGCCATCGCTGGTGCGAGGTTTGCAAAGGTCTGCAAAGTATCCCTGATCATACCGTGCCGGTTTTCACGTGAACGGTAACGCTGCATAGTCGCTGCGTTAGGCATGTAATTCAGGAAAGTCTCGTACACGTTGTCGAGCGTTTCTTCTGATACACCCTGCCGCGCCATCGCTTCCAAAACTTCACCCATCAATCCCGCCGGGACGCCTGTATTGTTACGTAGGTCACGGAGACGACGATAGGCTTCGGCATCGGAGCTAACAAGCTTCGCTTTACGCAAAGCCCGTTCTTGATCCATCTTCGTCTCATACGCTTGAGACACTCGGTTACCGTCCCTATCGGTATAGGTCACCCAGTAGTCGCCACGTCGAAAGAACGGCATGTACACGCCAATACGACTGCTCGCAAACTTCGCCTTCATCTTTTGGGCAGCATCAGGCGACACCATCGACAAACAATACTGTTCAAATTCTTTAGATTGGTTGTCGTAATACTCACGCATGCCGCGATAGATTTCAGCGAGCTGTGGATATCTTGCAGTGATCGCCCTGTATTGCGCGTACAACGGACTGCTGGTATCGACGTCTTTACCGGAAGCCATTCCGTCTTCAAGTTCTACTTGATACAACGAACTGCGAATGGCGATGTCATGAAACTCGTTCATCACATCAGACGAAATACCCTTTACGTCTGCCCACCACTTGAGCATCGTATCTTTAATGGCTTCCTGTCGCATGTTGCGTTCAGCACCGCGACGCCCCATCAACCTATCAAGTGCCTTAAACGCCGGAACCTTGTCGCCATAAAGTTGAGCCAGATGATCCAATGAAGAGAACCCGTGCGCCATGTCACGTACGACACCGGGGACTTCACTCAACGCGGCCTTGATCCGATTGAACAACCCTGTTGTCGGCTCGGTGTAGTCATCTAACGGCTTACCAACATCATGAAGTTCTTCGGCGTCGGCTTCAGAATAGCGAACGTCTTTAGGAGGCGTGAAACGTTTTTCGACGCTCAGATTAAATTCTTCATTGTCCCCGTACTCTACGTTGAGTTTATGTACGGGCAAACCATGTTTGTCGTACTGCGATAGCACGTCGTTAGAAGATACGCGCCCCTCGTTTTTCCGAGATTCAATACGATCTAATTTACCGAATAGGCTATTTATTTCACCCCGTACGTCAGAAAGTTGACCACCTAAATCGCCCCACTTTTCAACAAACCCACGACGCCCTTTAACTTCTCTTGAGTAAACTAACTTATCAACGTCGGTTTCGCTAAGACCCAGTTTATTGAGGATAGCATTTCGACGTTTTTCTAACTCAGAGTACTTATCTCCCAAGTCAGCGTACTCTTCTTCTTTTGTTTTGGCATGTTCATAAGGTGCAGTGTCTTTAAGAATAGCAATCGGTTTAGGGTTACCCTCACCAACAAGCTCATCGCTTTGATAGCCTTTCTTACTAAGCGAACTACCCGCACGCTCAAATACAAGAACTGTACCGCCTTCTCCGGAGAATGCTTGCCCTCTCGTACCGCTAACGTTAGTTCCTTTACGCAACCCGTTTTTAACGATATCTGCAATATCAGAATCGTTACGGACAGCGTGATAAAAATACTTGGAGTCGTCTAAGAGGCTACCTTTAGCCTCCGTACCAAGCTCCCCCAAGCCATGCTCACCCTCCCCTTCTTTAGCTAATCCACGAGCAGCCGCCATAGCCATCTCACGGAGATCATGCTCATTGAGTTTGAAGTTAGTACCTAACCATTGGTTAGCGAACTTACGAACAGCCATCAAGATACGCTGCACGAGTGCAGGGGCTTTCGTGTGTTCCACAAGGTAGGCAAGGGCTTCTGACTTAATGCGTTCTGCGCGGTTGGGAGTACCCTCAGGGATCTTACTTTGTGCGCGTTCCCACGCTTGCATGAATGCCGGAGACTTCTTGTTTAGCTGAGCCTCAAAGTCCGCTAGGATTTTCTGATACTCATGCGGAGGTAGCATATCTTCAAGTCCGATATGCGCTCCAACCTCATGAAGTAGAACACCCATTATGTGTTCTTCGCCTACGTTACCGGCAACGATAAACGCTTTTGCGTCTTTACCACGTCCGAATACCGCGCCACGCTTGTTAGGATCGTGCGGCTTACCATCTGCACGAGGCGGCAACTCATCAACGTTATCGACAATCGTTAACTTGCCGGACTTCAGCAATCCACCAAGACCGCTTTTCTTAATCGCGGCTTCAGCAGCCTCAACTGAAGACGAACCAAGTTTGCCGACCGCCTCACGATCTTCTTCGCTTTCGTTAGCATTCTTTTTTAGTTCGGCCTTACGCTTCTCAACTTCAGCCGCTGCTTCTTCAGCCGCGTTTTTAGGTGCTGCTTTTTCGACTTTAGATGGTGGATACCGTTTACGAAATGCCGCTTCTAACTTAGCCCGAGTAAGGACGTGGGGTATATTTTCTTCAATTTGAGCCTCAGTAGCCCCGTAATTCATATTCGCAAGGGCTTTACGAAGCCGATTCAGAAGAATGCGATCTTCACTCTTATCGCCAGACAATCCATCAGGATTCGTCCTAGAATTCTCTTCGATCTCGCCTAATAGCTTATCGCGTTCTTGACGACCCTCTTCGCGAATCTTCTCCCCTGCTTTGTCGGCTGTCTTAGTGATGTACCGATCTTCATATGCTTTAGTCACGTCATGGTGAGCGTTTACAAGTTCCTGATAAAGTTCAGGATCCAACTCACTGATGCGGTCAGGCAGTAACTCAAACGCTTTTTTAACTTTAACGTACAGCGCAGAATCATTCTGGTGCGTGCCAGACATGCCGTCTTCGCTACCCTCCTTCTTATTGTTTAGCAGGACATCGCGAGCATTACGAAGAACATTTACTGAAGGGTCTTCTTCTAATATCTGTCGGCGGGCGTCTTTTGCACGTTGTGTGGCTTCTTTTTCTGCTTTTTTTATAGCCGCGTCGCGATTGCGTTCACGCCGCATCTTATCTTCTAGTTCAATAGCCGCTTGGTCTTCGCCGGTATGTACAACTTGCTCACCGGTAGGCGTGTACGAGTACACCTTCTTGATACGCGGCGTTAGTGTAAGCGTGCTTTTGCCTTCTCCTCCAGCAGACTCTGTAGCATTAGGTTCAGCACTCCCCACTCCAGTAGGCTGAGTCGCTTCAATGCCACTAGGCGCGGCGGCTCGTTCTTGTACAGGCACTCCAGCGCCTTCTCCAACTGCCGTCTGGTCAACTTCTCCAGTCGGTTTTCCTTCGGTAGGAGCATTAGGTGGGACCTCAGTAGGTTTAGCCGCAGCCCGTTCAGCAATTTTTCGTTGCACGAAATCAGACGCGGGTTTAGGTGCTTTAGGCGTCTTGGCCTCAGCCGCTTTAGCTTCAGGCGCACTAGTCAGTTTAGTAGTCAGTCTTCGACGATTAGCCGAATCCGGTTTGGTAACTAACCCTTCGCGTTCCATCTTATCGAGCAGCATGACTGCTACATGCGTCTCAACGCCCGTAGCGTCTCTAATGGTTTTAACCGTAGCCGAACCGGATTCTCGCACTGCTTGAATGGCGCGCAGATAGACCGGGGGCTGCTCAGGTCCGGGGGATTCAGGTGGCTTCGGTGGGCCAACCGTTTCCATGTTCCTTTTGTATCCAGCCAAATCCTGATCAGACAACTGCGTCTGAGATACTTCACCTTCAGGAGTGCCATACATGACATCTGGGCGAACCGTCTCAGTTTTTTGAGACGGGCGCGGCTTTGGTGGGCCAACAAACTCAGGAGGTTTTGGCGGACTTGCCATCTCCATAGTATTTCTGAAAGCCGCTAAGTCTTCAGGCGACAAAGGCGTTTGAGATATATCGCCTTCAGGAGTGCCATACATGACATCTGGACGCAAAGTCGGCGTCTTCTGAGAAGGGCGCGGCTTTGGTGGACCGACAAACTCAGGTGGCGCAGGGGGCTTAGGAGGACCCATTTGCGAAGCGGCTTGTGCTTGTTGATCTTCAGCCGCTTTACGTCCCGCATAATCAGACGACGATTCAGGCGATGTGAACACATCCCCTTGCGCGGTACCGTACATAACGTCCGGGGTTTGAGGGCGCATTCCACGAGGCTTCAATGGACCCATGAAGCCCTTGCCGTGTATTCTTTCCCACTCAGCCTGATCGTTTAGATCGTAATCACGATGCGGCATCTGGGGACCGACAAACTCAGGTGGCTTTGGTGGCCCCATGAAGTTGTAGTCATCCGGTTTCGGTGGACCCATGAAGTCGTAGTCCTTCGGCTTCGGAGGACCCATCGACTTGATTTCGTTACGCTTACGAATTGCTTCCGCACGATCCGACATACCACCGATGACACCCATGGGCGACATCAATGCTGCCGTGTACATGGCTTGGCCGTACTCAGCAGCGGCGTCATCATCAGTCAATGACTTACCCGTTTGAGCGCGTTGCAACGCCGCTTGTGCAACTTGAATCGGCACCTGCTCCATCAGGTTGACCTTCACGCCACGCATTGCAGCCCTGAGATAATTTTTCGCAATCTCATCTGCTGCTGTGTTCTGCCCCATCCGTAATAATTTGGCTACTTCAGGCCCGAACATAGATGTGACGGCTCTACCGCCCAACGGCAAAATTTGCGCTGCTACGTCTAACGGAGCTTGTACCGCAGCGGTCCCCGCTGCCCTACCGACATCAATATCAATCGGCTTGCCTTCGGCTTCTTGCGTCGCCGCCTGAGCCGTAACGTTGCTTGCCAAACGAGGTGCATATGCACCGGCCAAAGCACCGAGGCCGCGTCCCGCCATTTGTGCGCCGCGTAACGCCGCGCCACCAGCACCGCCGGTCAACGCCATCGTACCCATGAGCGGCAAGTTCTCAGCAATCGCGCCGACGCTCTGCCGACCTAGTTCAGACAAACCAGATCCAATGCCCGTATCAAATGCTTCGCCTAGACGATGGATATCTGTAGACGGGGCGTATTCCTCATCAAGCGCACGTTGACGCTCAAGTGAACGCTTACCCGCCTCGTTAGCGCCATATCGACCCATCTCATAGAGGGTTCGCACATCTCCGGTAAGACTCTTAAGCCCACGGGTAAACGACGCGCCTACGCCTGATTTAGGCGTACCCCGAAACATGTCAGGGTTAGCTTTACTGATTCTCCGAATCGCCTCTTCCATAGAGACGTTATCCGGCACCATCGTGTAAGACCCATTAGGTAGGTCGAGTCTGTACGGCATGATTCGTCCTTAACGAGTAGGGCCTTGGGTAAGCTGATCAAACGATACCGGAGTACCCGGACTACCTGCGCCTAGTATCCTATTTTGCTCACGTTGCATGATTGCCCATGCAGCTTGCTTCTCAGGTCCTGTAGCCGTTTTACTATCATAAATTCGTTCGGCTTGGATATACGCAGGGGACTTATCTACTTCAGTCAGTCGTTTAGTACCCGCGCCGATCTGTGCGCTCAATACCTGAGGCGTCAGACCCTGAAGGTTACCGAGCAATCCTGCTAGTCCTTCATACCCTTCTTTATCATGCGCCGCATATGCCCTAATCATCGCACCCTGAACACGATTGATTTGCGCGTCCTTACCCATTACCGCACGAAGATAAGCTGTGCTGTCTTTATGTGTCATGTAGTCACGAGCAAGTCCAACGCCAAGCGTTGTTAGATCCTTCATTGCAGCATTACGTTCACGGACTTGACTGCCGTGTTCAATTTCAGCCGTACGAAGATCCGCTTTGTCCTCAGACAACAACGCACGGATACCGTCCATCTTGGACTTATCAATGTTCTCTTGTGCGTTAAAAATATTATTTTGTATTGCGGCGGCTCGCTGTGCGTAGTCACCGCCACTTAGCCCAAGACCACCGAACACACCACCTGCTGCACGAGTGCCTTTAGACATGATGTCAAACCCAAGCTGAGCTAAATTCATGCGCTTGCTGAATTTTTCCATTTGCTCAAGCGTACCGGACTTTTTATCTTGCTTATCTATCCAGTCATAAGCCATCTTCTGTAACTTGGGATTCGCGCCTTGCAACCGTAAGAAAATATCTTTGGTATCTTCAACAGGCGTAGCGGGAAACCTAGAGACAATTTCTTTCCATGCCTTGTTATTAGCAAGATCAAAATCGTCAATGTTAGGGCTACCACCATTTCGCCCTCCACCTTGTAAGTCGGCTAAATCACCTGAACCAAAGTACTTAGTGTAGTCAACTGGTGGAGGCTGCGGAGGCTGTGCAGGACCCGTCGGACCCGCAGGAGGTGTCGCAGTGGTAGGAGTTGGTTTGATTTGTGGTAAATTGTACTGAGTCAAAATTGAATTCGCACTGGCTTGCTGCGCCGCGGCGGCTTTTGCTGCGGCGGCTTTTTCTCTCAGTGCTAGCAACTGATTGTATCTAGGAGAAGCAGAAGCCCACGCATCGCGCACATTCTGTGGAACACGTGGCGTAAGCATACCTCCCGGCACATCACCGAAAGGTTGAGGCAGTGGGTTAGCAAGTTTAGCCAACTTCTCGTACTGCGCGAGTTCGGTGTCCATATCAGGTGTCCAAGCAGTATCGCTCTTTACCTGACTTCCGTCCGGACCAGCGAACGCCACGATGCCACCTTCAGCATATGCGCTCTCAGAGCCTATGTTATGCACAGGTAAAGCACCAACGCCTTGGTTGATTTCACCTGAAACGGCTTTATTAAGTTGTGAGCGAATAGAATTTTCGTCAACTGGCTTGATGGGCTGCGATTCCTTAAACCGCTTATATTCCATCGCCAACTGAGCAAAAGGGACCATACCGTGCGATTCTGATTGCAAGGCCATATGCGCTTGTTCAGCGTTGCCTTTATGTTCTTGCAATAACTGATCGAACCGTCTGGCGGCGGCGGCAGCATCAATGAGATGCGGATCGGTTGATGTAATACCTTGCATAACTTATCCAAATACTCCGAAGAGGCTACCAAGGCCAAGGCCCATACCCGCAACTTGTGCAGCGGCTGTTGGCGGCGATTGATACAACGAAGCCTGACTTTGTGTCGTTGGCGTACCACGGATCAAACTGGACATGAACCCGAGTTGTGAGTACGGGTAGTTTTGTTGATTCAGGAAGTTTTGGTATCCAGTGTTCAATGCAGTTTGTTGCTGTTGCTGTTGCAACGCACCGGCCCCAAGAAGCGCGGTATTAATACCGGCTACCTGTTGGAACTGCTGTTGACCCAAGTTGCCAAGTGCATTAGCACCGGTAAAAAGATTTTGGTTCTGTTGATTGAACTGCTGTCGTGCGTTGTCGTATGCGCTCTGAAGCCCCGTTGCCTCAATACCCGTCAGACTGTTCTGAAGGTTTCGGTTGGCTTCCGACTGCATAAGCGCCGAACGTGTACCGCCAAGACCGCCGACCGCCGCCGCCTGAGAACCCAATCCCGGTAGGCTGCGACCGTAGTCACGGATGGCAGATTGCTTCTGCTGCTCTATGACGTTATTCACGTAAGGCGACATGTAGTCCTGAACGTTCTGTCCAGTGAACTGATTTGTCGCACCCATCCCGGCCATACCCGCTGCCTGATTGGTCAGTGCAGAAGGCTGAAGACCTTGGATGTTTTGAAACGCCTGATTCTGTAACGGGCTGAAGTCAGCCTGTTGCTGTCCCGTATATCCCTGATACGGAGTATTGGTGAGGGCCGTTGCCTTGCCTAATACCTGAGTGGCATACGGCATTAACTCCGGTGGAATGGAGTTATTGTAGTTAGTGCTTGTAGTAGGTCCGCCGCCGCCACCGCCACTCATGAATGCACCTCATTGAAATACTTTTCGTATACAACAGTCTGTACTGTGTATCCACGTTTTTTGACGTGCGATCCCCAACCGGGGCGACCAAAGAACTCAATCCCGGCACAATCAGCCGAGCGAGCGAATTGTTCTAATGCGATATACATTTTATCCTCCACATGCTTCATGTGGTTAGGTTCACCCGCACAGTACTGCGCTACGAGCATCTTGCACTGTGGATAATCTTTGACTTCGGTGATGACATAGCCGTACCCGCGAAGGGACTCCGCATCGTACACCAACCACAACTGCATCCGTCCAGTAAACAAAAAATCTAGGATGTCTTCAGCAGTCGCTCGACCACGAGTCCACATCTCGGACTTAAGTAAATACCCGTACATCCCGTTAAGCGCATCGGACAGCATGCTCGGCGGAATGTATGAGATTTCTAAGTTCATGCTGGCATGAACTTGTCAGGGTTGATCTGCTTACCCTGCTTAGGGTTACCCGTCCGCGCCCGACGAACCTTGTCCATCATGGCATACAGACGCTTAGCCCCGGCGTTAGTGGAACCGTTTCCAAGGTGCGAGACCACATCTGCCGGGACCACAAATTCGCCGTCGGCTAGAGCAGCACGTTGAGGCTTATGTCCCGTAATGACCGCAGGGATTGAATCTGACATGCCGTCGCCGTGACCATGCAGCAACTTGCCACCCGCCGCGTAGTTCGGAGTCAGGTCAGCCAGACCGCCTTGGGCCATATGAATACCCGCCGCCCATCCACGCTCGCCACCGCCCGTCTGCGTGTACTGCCCAGTCTGAGGATCGTAGGAGTACGAAGGGTAGGTGGTCGTCGTATGGGTATCTGGGTTGGTATAGGGGGACATGCCGCCCATGCCGCCAAAATTACGGATGGCATTCAGCCATGCTGATCCATCCGCCGGGATGCCTTTTGCAGGAATAGGATTGTTGGGCGTCGCGGGAGTTACGTCTGCCACGGTAAGCTGAGAATACGGCTGTGGCGTTACCATCTGCGTTGCACGAGCCAAGTAAGCATTCATGGCGTCGGGAGGCGGTGTCGTGATTGTCGGCGTCATCGCGTTTTGAGATGACGCATTACCCAGCATGTTTTTGTAATAGTCATTCATATTAGAAAGCGTGTTACTCATGCTCGGCGCAGGGGTTGTAACACCACCCTGATCGAAGTGTCGAAGCCCCATCAAGCCGCCCTTTTTAGCGCCGATTGTTTGAGAGGGTTCTTGCGGCATACCGGGGAACGTATGCGTAAACACACCGGGGTTCCATTGCTGCCCGATAAATGCCGACTGCCCTGCCGGGAGGTAACCCAGTTTGGCAATGTTCGGATTGACCACGCCGGGGTTGTAAAGACTGCCCTGTCCCGGCGCGGCAGTGTAATACCACGGTTGCTGTTGATCCGACTTCAGGGTTTCTTGCGGGTTCATCAAGAATGGAGCAGCAGAGGCTGCGGCAATACCCTTAGCACCGAAAGCCGTTTTGCCAAGATTTGCCATAACCGCATTACGCCCCTGCTCTGTACCAAGACCCCTAATACCCTGTGCGAGCAGCTGAGAGTTAGATACGGGTGCGGCCAACGTACCATCAGCACCGGCCAGCATTTGTCCGGTAACGCGTCCGGCAGAATTTATCTCAGGGAGGTACAACTGAGGCGACGCGGTATTAAATACCGGAGTTGGTGGCGCAGCCGCTGCTTGCGCCATAGCCGCTTTAGCTTCTGGACCAGCCCATGCAGCGCCGTTAACACCTTCTTCGGCACCGGTAACCGCACCGGAAGGCGGCATAATATCAACTGGACCAAATCCCGGTATTTGTGCAATGCCTTCTACGCCTTCCGCCGCACCGGGAGCAGCTTGCGCGGCGTCAGCAACCGATGACAACGGGGTTTGCGCTAGTTCAGCAGTATCCTGACCCAACGCTCCGGCAATGCCACTTGTATCTGCGCCAGTAGCGGCAGCGGCCTCACCAAGATTAGTTGCCCCGCTTTCTGCTGCGGTCTTTAGCCCTTCAGCCGCTGCCTGAGTTCCCGCCTGAGTAGCACCACCTATCAAAGACCCCGCCAGACCTGCGCCGCCGTAGCCACCCAACGCGCCAAGGCCAAGACGCGCCCACAAAGGCATTTTCTTATCGCCGGTAAAAGCGCCGGTAACCGCGCCAGCTAGAAGCGGTGCAGCCATGCCGCCTGTAAATAACGTGGCAACGCCACCGGCCAACATGGGTAGAAGACTGCTAAGCCATCCGGCTTCATAAAGTCCCGTATGAGGGTTACGGGTTAATTGACCGCCCGTCGCCATGGCAATTTTATTCAATGCCCCGACTTCGCTAGGGGACATGTGGACGAGCATGGAATCGCCGCCACGACCGAGTGAGGCAAGCCCCTGAGCCATCTTGTGTGGGTGGTGCGCTAGGGGGCGCATTTGGCCTGTGATCATAATTGCCTCATCAAGTCAAGTTTCGTGAATGATATCATTTTACAGAGGAATGCTAGAAACCCAGTTGATCGTGAAAATCACGGACGGAGATGCCGGGATCGTCGCCGTTGCCGCAATGTAGGGGAGCGTGACCGACGTATCCGAGGATGTCCAAGCAAGTTGCACGTAGTCACCCGCCTGTAGCGGCAGTACGTAGTTCCATGAGGTAACTAATCGGGAACCGCTTGCCGAATTACCAAGGGTGCAAACGCCACCAGAATCTTTTATATCAACCCCGTTCTGACGTAGCCAGAAATACACGTCCGTACTGGAGCCGCCACCAGAACCTTTTTGCACTTGGGCGGAGAACTGAATATTGTAAATGCCTGATTCTGCTACAAAAACTTTAGCATTAACGGCAGTGCCATCAGTGACTGAAGTTTTGTAGGCAGATGCTGTATTGCTTAGGTGGATCGTTTGAGGAACACTAGCGCCCGGATTTGTCTGATTCGACGTATCGTAGAATGACCCGTATGGCGTAGCCGCGTTGACGACATTCGTCAGTTGGTTAAAGAATAAGCGAAGGACGTTGGAATACTGCTCTTGCCACGTCGTAGCGTACTGCGGCGGAGATGTCGGCAAGTTGGGCGGAGATACCTTCCGGGTGACAGCCATTAGCGTCTCCCGTCTGGGCGGATATCAAACCGCATCAGCCCCAACTGCCACGTCGTACCCTTCTTGGTGGACTCAACCCGAAATGCCATTTGGCGTCCACGGACACGGGCGTACAGCACTCCGGTGTACTGCTCAACCGGAATCTGAGCAGGAGGCGTAGGCGGCAGGACAATGCTATTGACCGTACTGGGAGTCGAGGAATCGTAGTTAGAGCCGGGGTAGTACCGTGGCTTCAAGGTCAGCAGCACCTGCGGGTTAGACCCCGGCGTCGATCCGTCGAAGGTCAAGTCAGGGACGATGCGGGATACGAACGACAGATGCTCGCCGTCGTCCAGATCAAAGTCGCTCGTCTCAATGTAGGCAGGGAGTGCCACAGAGGGAGTGACCGATCCATCGTCATAACCGATTTCATGCTTGACGATCTGATTGCCGGGGCTATTGGTCACCGCAGCGTAAATCGTATGAGACGCCGCCGTCGTACTGTTGTAGCCGCGTGTGAGACCACTAAGGAACGTACCACCATTCGTCGTGTAGGCAATTTGTTCATTGTCGATAATGACCACGCCAGAGTTGGGATAAGACGCAGAAGTGATCATTGGGATTTGCGTATCGGTGGCCGATATAGCCGCAGACAGATAAGAGTTCTGTACGCTGATAACCCCATACGGAGTAGACGATAACGGGGTGTCATACCACCCTGTGCGGTTCATCGTGCCGAAATACCAATTATTGTCCGCATAGTTCCAAATGACGTAGCTGTCATTCGTATTGCTATTGGTTGATGGGTAGTGCCACCAGACCTCACTGTACTCTTCGTTATGACCGCAGATGACCTGATACGACTGTGAGAAGTTCAGGTTGTTGAAGATGTACTGACGGATCGTGCAGGGGAGCGGGGAAACCGTACCGCTATACACGTAGAACTTATCGACGCCCATCCAGTAGGTGATGTTGTTCACCGTGATCATGGCGTTAGGCGACATGATGGAGATGTTGTCCATCAAGGTCTGGAAGTTAAACACGTACGGCGCACCGATGTACTGCATGGAATACAGGGCTTTGTCCGTCCAGATCAGAAGTTCCTGACGCGCTGCCGTGCCACCAACGATGTACGAACCGTTGGCTAAGATCACTTCGCCTGACTGATTGAACGTAGATGGTGTCCATTCTTGAACAACAGACTGATCAGACCACCGTACAAGCATGGGGTTGAATGCAGGGGTTGGATTAGACGGATCATATGGAGATGACCCAAGCGCCACAGCAAATTGATATGTGCTGAACGATACAATCTGATTGATCTGCGTCGGGGATGTGTTACCCGCAAAACTAAAATTGACAACTGAAGCCGTCGTAAGCGTCACTGCGGCACTGACCGTGATTGTCGTGCTGCCGTTCCAACCGCCCAGAGTGCTATACAAAACGTATGTACCCGCCGGAATGGTACCGCCACCCGACTTCACTGAAACAACCGCGCCGTAGTCGATATCTAACGTATCGGAAACTACAAACGTAGTGCTGCCTGTAACGTTGGCTTGGACTGTCTTATACGTTTTCGGTACGGAATTAGCATACGCGAGCATCGTGACCGCAGGGGCATACGTCGTGGTGTCTTTGACCCAGTAGTAAATCTTGCCGCCGCGAGCGCCAAAAAGGAGGTTTTCGCCCCAGTTAGACTGCGACCAAAGAGCTAGAGGGGTAGATCCACCTGTACTCGTACCCCACGCACCAGAACCCCAAGCAGATACGCCCCAACCCGCACTTGCAGTTGCAGAATACGTGGCGCTAGATGCCACAAGATCATATGTGGCTACAACGGCAGAGCCGCCACCCGATGAACTGCCACCTACGCCCGGAACATACACCGTATATGTGCCAGACCCTGCGGTGACAATTTCGTACGATCCGTTCAATCGTAAGTTTGTAACCGTACCCGCTACGGTCATGGGACCTGTAGTACCGCTTAAGAAAGACAAAGAAGATGTAGTAGACGCCGTTATAGTCTTGACGCCGTTATATCCGGCAGGAGTTACACCTGCAATGGTTACTGAGTCGCCTACCGTAGGCGCAACGGCTTGAGGGGCAAACGTAATAGTCGCCGCGGTGCCATCTCCACTTGTGCCGGTTACCGTAAGCGTCAAAAATCCAGTACTACCTGAAAACGTAACAAACGAACCCGCTGTAGAAGCAAATCCCGCGTCAGTCACTGTAACCAGATTGCTGCCGGATACAGCCGTAAATGGGCTAGCGCCAAGAGTTACAGTACGTGAAACCGGCGTGATGGGATAAAACGTGCCGTTGTTTTGCACGTAGTATCGTTGATTGGTACCAACCGCAATCAATGCTTCAGACGACAACGTGACCCATTCAAATAGGGATCGGCATACACCGGCAAACGAGTTCAGTGAGTTTGTAATCCAGCCGCCGATCTTTTCAGCGTAACCAGAGCGGAACCGAATCTTGTCACCGCTCCAGTAGCCGCCTTCACCCGCGTAGTTGGTGTTCTCGCGGTTCATCCCTGTTTTGACTTGGATCTTCTTAAGGGGCATGACTACACCTTGGAGAACAACTCGGCTTCAGCAGCGCGACGTTTAACGAGTCCCGGTAAAACCTTGCCACCGCCTTTGGTCCACTTGCCAAACTCCAGAGCCGCCTCAGCGAACTTCTTTTCGTTGACGAGTTTCAGCAGGGTAGATGACTTGAAGTTGCCTGAACCACAGTTGAATACGAAGTCGCACAAGGCGTCGAACTGATTCTGCGTCAGTTGCGGCTCAACCATATTATTGACCGTACTCTGAGCGCCAAGAAGATCCAACATCAAGTATTGATCAGCGCGGGCCTGATCAATTGTCAGCCCCTCATGCACTTCAGGACCAGTATGTCCGTAGCCAATCGTCCACTTCTCAGCAGGGCATTTGTACGCGGTCAGTTTGCAACCTTCAAACTGCTTCGTGATAGCGGCACAGTTTGGGCTGACACTCATTCGTTTCATCATGGGGTAATTCTCACTGCACCGTACATTGAACGCCTAAGACGATTGGGGGCAACTGCTTGAGGTTATGTTCTCGCTGCCGCCCCCATTCATCTTGTTCATCAACCAGACTTGCTGCCGGATGACAGTCCAACCCTTGCTGATGTAATGACGTGCATGATGGCGTTAAACAAGCCAGCAAGAGAAACAAGCCCCGCAGCCAGAGATTGAAGCGTTGCATCGTCAATCCCCAAGTTATAGCCAAAGCCCTTGCCAAGCGACACAGCGGAGCCAAGGACAGCAAGGACGGAGTTCACCGCAATCGTGCCGTTCTTCCACGCCTCGACGTTGGCGACTTCCTTGCCCTTCTTGAACAAGTCCATGAACCCAGAAATATTCTTGATGAAGTCAAACATTATTCAGTCCTCTTAGGAATGCGCTGTTCTAGCGCGGTAACTCTGCTTTCCATCTTCAAGGCATAAGCATTGAAGTTGTTGGCTAATTCATCTACTCGGTTGATAAGTGAGGTGCCAAGCCATGCAATCAATCCAATCAGCACAGTGATCAGAGCGCCCGTAAAGTCTTTTGGTACCATGACTTTCATAGATTGTGTGTCCGTAGGATTGAATGCCATGATTTACGTCCAGATAAATTGAACTTGGCCCGCAGCGCCGCCGCCCGACGCAGCAGAACTAAGAGGGCTACCACCGCCTCCGCCGCCGGGAGCCGTGCCGTTACCGGGACCAGTACCACCCGCACCGCCACCGGAAGATCCTGATGGTCCTGCACCCGCGCCGCCGACAATGGATGTACCGCTTGTTGTACCGGTAAAACCAGAACCGCCAGTAAAGCCACCGCCACTACCGTTCACACCACCCGAACCCGCGCCGCCGCCGTTTGCGGTCAACGACACGCCACCCGGAGTACTCGTAACAGTTGATGCGTTACCGGGGACACCGGCCAAACTACTACCGCTAGTTCTACCGCTTACTGCCGCTGCGACTGTGTACGTAAAGGATGTATAAGACCCGACAGCGACTGTGAGGGTTGTAAAACCACCGCCACCACCCGAGCCGCCTTGTCCTGTTGCTGCGTTTTCGCCGCCACCACCACCACCCCATACGTTGATCTGCACACTAGTCGCGCCAACTGGAACAGGAATAGATTGCGTCGTGCCAGACGTAAATGTATTTGTTTGTCCGGCAAAAGAACTTATGACATTGAGAATAGCGCCCATGTATAGCCCTTAACTGATGTAGATGGACACTTGTGCGCCCACTGTAGTACCGAACAACGACACCGCGTCAACACGCGAGAATACAAAACGAGTATTGGAAGGATTACCTAAAAGGTCAAATGTTGACGATGGCGATGACATAGTTGTGCCATTGATAGTTAACGAATTGATACCGGTAAGGTTGTTTCCGGATACATAAACGTAATAGTACTGCGCGTCACCAGTACCGTTAGCTGCGCTTCGGGACATAACACCAATAACAGTCAGTCCGTTAACAATGTAGGGCGTAGTCGATATGCTACCCACAGCCGTATCAGGATAATAAAGAAATCCAGTTGTGCCTGAAGCAATAACAGTAGTCCAACCTAACCAGTCAAATGTATTACCGTTACCGGGGTTTGTAGATGATGAGCGACCAACAGTCACACGGTTGTTACTGCTACCGCCGCCGTTTGCCATGATCAAGTTAAGTGCGCCGCTCATCACTAAGCCTTAGGTTAAGTTGGAGCCGGTAACAAGCCAACGAGTACTCGTTAACTTAACTGCGGTAGCTAAACCATATCGACCAAGAGTGCGCACACCCGTAGTACCCGACGTATTGATCGCGGTATCTGTGACGATATTGATGGCAATGTTCGTAGACGAGATGCTCGTTGTTGTATCGTTCATGAACGACAGAACAGTGCCGACTGGGTAAGGCACCGTGGTATTTGCCGGAATCAGTACGGTTGGAATGGCAGTGATTGCACCCGAGACAGTACCCGTAGGATTCAACGCAGTACCCGCTGCGTTAACCAGCGTGAGGCTATATGGATTCGTACCGCTGACGTTTGAAATGATAGAGCCAGCGGCGACGTTTGTTCCAGTAACGGTCTGACCAACAGCAAAAGTACCCGCAACGGTGCCGCTTGCCGTAATGATGTTGGATGCCGTAGTACCGGACGATGCAGTCGAAGTGGCACCCGCCGTACCGCTGTAATAGATCGTCTTACCAGAATCAGACAGTATCGCCGTGTAAGTGCTACCGGTGATGCTGTTGATCGGAGCTTCAAGGTAACCGACGTTGTAGTTAGTACCCGAGGCACTCGCAATCTGCGCCGAATGGATACCGCTTGGGCCGTTGACGGTAAGCGTTGGGCTACCGGCATAGAAGGACATCGTGGTGGAACCCACGGTTTGATTGACGTTTACAACCCAAGAAGTACCACTACCCGATTGGATTATGGTGCCTTGTGCAACGCCGGTACCGGTCACAAGTTGGCCTGTCGCTACGGCAGCGTTGGTTGCGCCGAGCGTGAGCGTCGTACCGGAAATTGAGCAACCCGTTTGAGTCGTAATTGTCGTAGGAGCAACAACGTTCACGTTGCCCGTCGAACCGATAGTCGCTCGCTGAGTCGTGTTAGTTGCAAAGCCTAGCGTATTGGCAGAGGGCAGGTAGACGCCATTAACTGGCACGGACGTTCCGTTGACCGTAAGCGTTGTACCTGTGATGGCTCCACTACTGGTGATCGCACCGCTGGTGATCGCACCGCTAGCATTGAAAGCACCGTATACGTTCCACGCGCCGGTAGACGCATCCACCCAAGTAAGCGTCGGAGTACAGGTCAACGCAGTAGGAGAGCCGGAACTTGCAACCGTCTGAGAGGCATTGACTACCCAATAGTTACCACTACCGCCCGTGATAGTCGTACCTGTTAGGACATTAGTGCCGGTGACGATTTGTCCAATAGCAACCGTACCGCTAACGGTTGAAGATACCGTGAGCAAAGTTGATGCCGAGCCGGTGATCGTCGTGCTTGTGACGTTCTGACTTACACTGACTGTCCAAGCTGTGCCTGAGCCGCCAACGATCACAGTATTAGGTGCAATGCCTGTACCGGAGAGAATTTGTCCGATAGCAACCGTGCCGCTATTGACGATTGTCAGCGTAAGATTGAATCCAGTAATGGATCCATTGAAGTTAGACGTGGCGGTTACCGGCGCGATATAGCCGTTGATAGACGCTGCCGTGCCTGACGATTGTAGGAAGAGTACGGATCCAGACGTAACCGGACCGCCTTGCACGTATCCGCCAGAAGATGAACTGACGTAATTGACTGCTTCGACTACGTTTGTACCGTCCACAAGTAAGGCCATAGCCTTACCATTTGGAACCGAAATACCAGTTCCGCTTGCGGTTCTTACAGTTACGTTTTGTCCACCCGTCGTAGCGTTGGTAATGAAGTAGGTTTTTTGTACCGTAGGAACAATCAAACTGCGCGTAGCGGTCAATGCACCGGTCAACCTCAAAGCCGCATTTCGACCCGGACTAGCTGCGCCGTTAGCAATACTGACTGTGGTATCGGCATCTGGAATTGCTTGAGTCGAGTAACCACCAATCGCCTGTTCGATCAACGTGCAGATGTTAGTGTTGGTGTAGTTGCCCCACAATCCAGACTCAGTACCGGTTGTGATGTTGATGAGGCCGAGGTTTGTGCTATATGCAATAGTCATACTTTAGTCCAGCCTGAAGTTTGTGAGTCATCAACAGGAGTCCATGGTGAACTCTGTGAGTCATCAACCGGTGTCCAACTTGATGCTTGTGTATCCACAACTGCTGTCCATGATGGCGTTTGAGAATCTGTAACAGGAACCCAATTTGGCGTCTGTGCGTCAACGACTGAGACCCAACCCGGAGTCTGGGAGTCGATGACCGATGTCCAAGCACCCGTAGGTGCGACGCTAACCGTTGTCCAATTAGGCGTCTGCGAATCAGTGACGGCAATCCAACTAGGGGTCTGCGCGTCATTGATCGGGGTCCAGTTAGGCGTTTCGGAATCGTCAATCGGCCCCCAGCTTGGTGTCTGAGCGTCGTCAACTGGATTCCAGATAAGCGTGATCTGGACGGATACGGTCCCGATTGTACCAAAACCCGTAACCCCTGTGACAAGTACAATTATTGATGGGGGTGGGGAGACGTAAATCGGATCAAACGTGATCCCACGAGGGGCGCGGAACTGCGGGTTCGGCCAGTCCGTCTGCTTGAACGGAGCCGGGATAATCGGGAACCGGACGGTGTAATTGACCCCAACGTCCTGCTGCGCGGCAAGGCGGGTGACCGGATTGGCCCAGTCGGTCTGCTTGAACGGAGCCAGAACCACCGGGGCGACTTGCCGCAGGGTGTAGTTAGCACCAACGTCTTGCTGCGCTGCAACACGAGTGACCGGATTGAACAGATCGACCGGACGGAACGGAGCCGCAACAACCGGGGCTACCTGTCGGATCGTGTTGTTCGGCCCGACTTCGTGTTGCGCGGCAAGGCGAGTGACCGGATTCGGCCAGTCCGTCAGACGGGTCGGCGGACCCACAATTTGCAGAGTTAAGAAATCCGGGGGTACCGGTTGAGCCGC